GGCTCAGAACCGGAACGCGTTCACGGTGGACTGCCTGATCGACGGCAGCAACCTGCCGGCGCCGGTGCGGATTCCGCGGGCGGAGTCGGTGCACGTGATGTGCGCGGACGTCGACGACCTCGGTGAGTGGCTGCGCGCCCTCGGGGGTGAGATCCACGTGAGCCCGGAGTTCGAGGGTGTGGAGTTGTGGACGTTGCACGCGTCGACGGAGCCGCGTGAGGACGGCAGCAGTACCGCGGTGTTGGTGTCGGTGCCGGTGCCGTCGGGCGAGCTGGTCATGGAGTGGATCCGTAAGGCGGTCCGTCGATGAGCGCCCCGGTGACGCACGACCCGCTGGTCGTGAACACGCAGGACGGTAGCTGCTGGCGACGGCGTGCGGTGACGCGTGAGGGCCGCGGGCTGTACGCGCTGGCGGATGTGCAGGGCGACGTGCCCGAGCTGATGCTGTCGACGCTGGCCGAGTTGGCGGAGCACGGGCTGTCGTCGATGTCGATGTACGCACTGCCGGTGCCGGCGGGTCCGGTGCTGCGGTCGGAGTTGGACCAGGCTCGCGACGATGTTGCGGGTGCCTGTCTCGCTCGGTGGGAGGAGGAGCAGGAGAACGCCCGTCTGCGGTTGGCGTTGGCGTCGGCGCAGCGTGGGCGTCGGGAGCTGCGTGCTCGGGTCGCTGACCTAGAGCAGGTGATTGCGGATGCTCCTGCCTCGTATGTGCTGATGGAGCGGGCCCGCGCGGCCGCAGCGGACGCGATGACTCAGCGGATTGCGCCGACGCAGGCGCTGCGCGAGGACGACGAGTTCCACCTGCATCACGACTACCGCACCCCGCACGACCTGCCCGAGCCGGGTGGTCAACGGTGAACGCGACGACGACGGCTGCTGAGTGGTTGCAGATGGTGTCGCTGGCGGCTGGCTTGTACGCCGCGGTGAGTGCCCCGTATTTCCTGCTCGTCGACGCGGAGGTGTGGGCGTGGCCGCGTCCCCTCGTTGGCGCCGTGGACGGTGCCCGGCCCATCGTCCGGCAGGCCGCTGACCGACTGCTCGTCGAGATCTGCCGTGCCCGTCACACCCCGCGCGAGCTGGCCGTAGCCGCCGCCGCGCTCCTCATGCTCCTGACCGCCTCGGAGGCGACGTCATGACGTACCGCGTTGAGGGCCCGTTCCCTCTGACTGTCCGTCCCACCGAGTCGGGTGCCGACCTCGACGTCTCCCGCTTCCTGGTCCGTGCGGTGTTGGTGCAGTTGTTCGCGGATGCGGCGGAGGATCCGGCCGGGTTCGGTGAGGAGTTCGCCGACCTGCACTTCCTGTCGCAGTCGGCGCAGGTCCAGGGCCGCGACAGCCATGCCCGGCACGAGTTTGACGAGCGGGTCGACAAGATGCTGGGCGCGTTCGGCGACGGCCGCATCGACCTGTACACGACGGGGCTCCGGCAGTTGCGGGACGCGTTGGACGAGGTGCTGAAGCCGCGCGAGATCCCAGCGCAGCGCGAAGCGGGTGCCGCATGAGCTTCGCGACCATCACCGCCGTGTCCCTGCCGCCGCAGGTGTACGCCCACACCGCGAGCCACGACGTGGCTCTCACCGCCGACCCGACACGCTTCCGCGCCGTCACCAGCAAGAACTACGGCTGGGTCAAGCCGACGTCCTGCTGCGGCCTGTGGACCTCCCCGGTCACGGCCCGCGCCAACGACGGCCTGCCCTCGGACAGCGCGTGGCTGGAGTGGTGTCGGTGCGAGATGGACTCGGACACCAGCGATCTGCTACTCACCGAGATCCTTCCGGTGCGGGAGGCCAGGCTGCTGCTGATCGACTGTCAGGAGCATCTGGTGGCGATCATTGACGCCTACCCGGAGAGCGGTAGTCAGTGGCCCGGCCGCGGGCGCCTCTACCCGAACTGGTCAGGGCTGGCTGCTGATGGCTGGGACGGCGTCTACCTCACCGACCGGGGGCAGCGGGCGACGCGCCTTCCCCGGTCGGGTCCGGATCTGTACTCGTGGGATCTGGAGTCGATGCTGTGGCTCCGGCACGCGTACACGGTGGGACGGACGGTGCGCTCTGCGGTGCGCACCGAAGCAGGTGCGACGTGAACGCCCGTGCCCGTATCCACGCCATGTTTCCGCTGACCGAGTTGGCGGAGTGCGAGCTGGACGCCCGCCTGGACGACCTCGTCCGGCAAGCGTTCGCGGCGGGCCGTGAATCGGCTGGCGCGGACGGCTTCCACCTCGACGACTTCCGGGCGGTGTGGACGAGGAGCGACGGCAGCGACACGCCCGTCTCCGAACTCCGTGGGACGTGCGGCTGCCTCCTCCAACGCGTCGGCCCGACCTCGCTGCTCGACCTCCTGATCGCCGCCACCCTCCACACCTGCCCGCCCACCGGAGACACCGCATGAGCGCCGGTCAGCGGTCCGAGATCGACGTCCTCCGCACCCTCGTCCACGACATCCGCACCGCCGCCCACCGGGGCGACGTCGCTGAAGTCCGACGCCTCCTCGACGTCCACGCGACGAAGCCCACCGCACGACGTGGCGCCCTGCTGGCTGCGATCCGTCGCAGTCCGGCCGGGCGGTGGAAGTCGGGGCGCGCGGTGACCGTGCTGCGGCCCCTCGGCTTCCACCCCATCAGCCCCGGCACTGCCGGACACGACCTCGCGGCGCTCGCCAAACAAGGCCACCTCATCCGCCATGACGAGCCCGGCTGCACCTGGTACGAGCTGCGCAAGGAGGCGACCCGATGACGTACCGCCTCCTCCTCGTCGTCTACGTCGCCGCGGTTACGGCCATCGCCTGCACGGTCACGTGGGCGGCCAGTCTCCTCCCCGTCAGCCCGACCACCGGACAAGCCGTCTGCATCGTGACGGGCGCGATCGCCGTATGGCTGGCCACCGCCTTCCTCCCCTGCCCCACCCGAAAGGAGCGTCCGTGACGACGACCGTGCAGGCCGAGGCTCCGACCTCGGCCGCCGGCCCGGTCCCCAAGTGGCCGACGGACTGGGACCAGGTCCTCGACACCGCCATCCGCACCTGGCGCGGCGAGTGGACCACCAACCGGGTCCAGCAGCTCTACAAAGCCCGCTACGGCGACAGCATGCACCGCGCGGACGCCCGGGCGTTCCTGTCCCGCCGCGCCCATCAGGGCGTGCTGCGCCTCAACAACCGGGCCGACGCCCGCTACTACACACTCCGCACCACGCGAGGAAACCAGTCATGACAGAGCTGACCAGCAGGCTCACCGACCAGCAACTGAAGGTGCTGTACTCCGCACTCCACAACGACCGGGTGGGCCACAACCAAAAGGGGTTCGCCCACGTCCAGCAGTGGGACGTGCGCCGCTTCCTCATCCGCGTCTTCGGGTTCGGCGGTTACGACACCGAGTTGGTATCGATCGACCTGATCCGCGAGATCGAGCACCCGCCGAGCAACCAGGGCGGCAAGCCCCGATGGACCGTCGCCTACCGCGTTCACCAGCGGCTGACCGTGAAGGACATCGCCGGGCGTCCGATCGCCACCTTTGACGGCGTGGCCACGGGCGACGCGCAGAATCAACCGAGCCTCGGCGACGCGCACGACGGCGCCGTGAAGGAGGCCGACTCACAGTCGCTCAAGCGGGCCGCAGTCAATCTCGGCGACGCGTTCGGTTTGTCTCTCTATAACGGTGGCAAGACGGCTCCGGTCGTTCTCTGGTCGGCAGCGCACCCGCACCTCACGATCAAGGGACCTGTCGCAGGCCAGGACGATACGAAGCCCCAGGACCCGCCAGTCGAGCCCGAGCCGGATGCGACACCGGACAGCTCAGACCCGGACCCGACGCCCCCGGCCTCCGCTGCCGCCCTGGCGCAGCAGCCAGCGCCGTCTGCGCCCACCGCCGTCCCGGACCCGCCGCAGCAGCAGCGTCCCGGCGCGATGCCGGCCGCCGGACCGAACGAGCGGCAGGGCGCCCTTGACGCGATGTGGGGCGCCGCCCGCGCCGCCAACTTCGCCGACGGGCTGCCCGCCCAGTTCGAGTCGGCGTTCGGCCACGCCATCGAGCAGGGCACCGCCGCCGAGTTCCGGCAGGCCACCGATCTGATGCGCGGCTCCGTCGCCGCCTGACCACCGCCGCACACCAAGGGGCGCCCCGCGGCTATCGGGGCGCCCCGCCCACCAGGAGATCACATGAACGTGAAAGAAGCAGCGGCTCGGGCCGCCGTCCTCGACACCCTCCACAAGGCCATCGGCGACGAGCTGAAGGCCGCCAAGCGCGACCTGGAGGACGGACTGCGCGCAGCCAAGGCGGAGACCGGAACCCAGAAGGTCACCATCAGCCTCGACGAGCAGCAGGACATCGGCACCGCCACTCTCGTCCAGCCGGCCGCCGCGGCCGTCGTCGCCGACGTCGAGAAGTTCAAGGCGTGGGTGATGGACCACTACACGAGCGAGATCGAGCGGAAGTTCGTCACCGAGGTCCGCGCCTCGTTCACCGCCCGCCTGCTGAAGGAGATGACCGCCGCCGGGGTAGCGCAGTGGGCCGACCCGGAGACGGGTGAGATCCACGAAGTGCCGGGTGTGGAGATGCAGGGCCGGGCTGCGTACACGCGGATGACCGTGCCGGACGAGGGCAAGCAGGCAATCGCGCAGGCGTGGCAGTCGGGCGCGCTCTCGTATCTGGTGCTTCCCCAGCTCACCGCCGGGGGTGCCCAGTGAAGTTCTCCAACCTCCGCCGCAGCGGCTGGGACACGGAAACGACCGGCGTTCGAGTCGACGAAGCCCGCATCGTCACCGCGGCCATCGTCGTACGCGGCGGCAACCTGCCCGACCGAACCTTCTCGCACATCATCAACCCCGGCGTGCCGATCCCCCCCGAGGCGAGCGCCGTCCACGGCGTGACCAACGAGCGGGCCCAAGCCGAAGGCGCCGAACCCAAGGAAGCGCTGGAAGACATCGCGAGCAGGCTCACCGCGGCCCTGATCCACGGCATGCCGGTCGTCGCGTTCAACCAGTCCTTCGACTGGAGTGTCCTGCACTACGAGCTCGTCCGGTACGGCCTGCCCACCATGGCCGACCGGCTCGGCCGCGAGCCGTACACGCTGCTGGACCCGCACGTCATTGATCGGCAGTGCACGCCGCGGCTGCGTGGCAGCGGGCTCCGCAAGCTGAAGCCAACGTGCGAGCGGTATGGCGTTGCTCTGGACGACTGGCACACCGCAGAGGCGGACGCGCTCGCGGCGCTGCTGCTGGCCGACGCACAGTTCGACTACCACCCGCAGCTCGCCGACATGGAGCCGCAGCAGTTGTATGCGGCTCAGAGGGTGTGGAGGGCGGAGCAGCAGGCGTCCTTGCAGGAGTACCTGCGGCAGACAAAGCCGGAGGCGTACTGCGCTCCGGAGTGGCCGCTGATCGCTGTGGACAGGCAGGGGGACGGACAGTGAAGAAGCCTCTCCTCGAAGTGCTCATGGCAAAGATCGATAAGGACGCTGAACCGCCACAGCATCGGCCAGAGCTTGGCCCCTGCTGGCTGTGGACCGGGTCTCTCGACCGGCACGGATACGGCAGGTACAACCACCGCAGGCCCGGTACCAGGTTCGTCCACCGCCTGATGTACGAGCTCTTGATCGGGCCTGTCGCCCAGGGCCTCGACATGGATCATCTGTGCCGCGTCCACGCCTGCTGTAACCCGGAGCACCTGGAGCCGGTAACGCATGCCGAGAACGTACGGCGCGGCCGGGCAGTCGACGTGGCCCGTCGCCTGGCTGCCTCGCGGACGCATTGCGCCAATGGCCACCCGTATGAGGATGACAACTTCCGGATCAACACTCGCGGCCCGAAGAAGGGGCGTCGCCGCTGCCTGGTGTGCGCACGCGCACTGAACCGGAAGTACCGGGCTGCCCAGCGCGTCGAGGGTGCGGCATGAGGCTTGTCAGTGCCGCCAAGTACGCCGCCCTGCAAACCCGCTACGACCGCACCGCCGCGGCCCTGGAGAAGGCTGAGAAGCAGGCCGCGGACCGTCTGGCCACCATCACCCGGCAGGGCGCCGAACTCGACCGGCTCCGCGACACCCACCCCGACACGCCACTCCCTCAGCCGCCTACGCCGCAGGGGGATGTGGAGCTCCGCCGCCAACTGCACCTGGCCCGGCGTGCGATCCGCGAGCTGGCACAGCAGATCGACGAGTTGCAGACGTCGCACATTGCGGACACGCGGGAGCTTCACGACCTGCGGCAGGGGGTGGCGTCGTGATTCCGGAGGTCACTGTCGGTGCCGCCTCCCTGATGGGCGCCCTCGTGTTCGCGACCGGTGTTGTCCGGTGGGCGGTCACTCCGGTGGCGAAGCCCGGCCAGCACCGTGCCCGCCGCTCCCGTCCGGTCCGCCGGGTCGAGGAGTACGTGCCCGCCTACCTCCTCGTGCCCGCCCAGCAACTGTCCGCCCCGTGCCCCGACTGCGGCAGCCACGTCACCATCACCACCACCACGGGGAGCACCCTGTGACCACACCCCGCATCCTCGCACTCGACCTGTCGATCACCGCCACCGGCTTCGCCCTCCCCGACGGACAGACCGGCACCTTCAAAGGCCCGTGGAAGGGCGACTGGCGCCTCGTCGCCATCAAGCACGCCGTCGCCGGACACGCCACCGACGTCGACCTCGCCGTCATCGAAGACCTCCCCACCCACGCCAAGTCCGCCGGCATCACCGGCATGGTCCACGGCGCCGTCCGGGCGGTCCTCATGGAAGCCAGCGTGCCCTACGTCCTCATCACCCCGGCCACGCTGAAGGCGTACGCGACCGGCAAGGGCAACGCGGACAAGACCGGCATGGCGATCGCCGCGCTGAAGCGGGCCGGCCGGGAGTTCGCCGACGACAACCAGACGGACGCCGCGTGGCTGCGATGGGCCGGCCTCGACTGGTACGGGCACCCCGAGTTCCCCCTCCCGCAGACGCAGCGCGACCGGCTCACCAAAGTCGCGTGGCCCGACCTGAACGGGGAGCCGGCATGAACGCCTACACGGGGTCCGTCCCCGACAGCGAGCGCCCCGCTGATTGGAGAAAGGCGGCGGCCTGCCGCGCCTATGACCCGGAGATGTGGCACCCGCTGCCCAACAACATTGCGGGCGTGAAGGCTGCGAAGGAGATCTGTTTCGGCTGCCCGTCGATGCTGGCGTGCGCGCAGTCCGCCCTGACCCGCCGTATCCGGGACGGTGTCTGGGGCGGTCTCAGCGAGGGCCAGCGGACGACGCTGTACAAGAAGTACCGCAGCACGGACTTCAACAACATCAACACCGTCCGTGCGGCCGTCGGCGCCGTGCTCCGCGAAGAACTCAATCCGCTGCGCAGTCTCCGCGACGTGTGGGACGACCGCACCTACCCGCTGCCCGGCGGCCACATCGGATGGCGCGGCGACTCCGGTTCGTTCTCGTTCCGCGGGCATTCCCTCACGCCGAAGCAGTTGGCGTTCCTCATCGACCGCGGCCACAAAGCGGACGGGAACGTCCGGCGGCGTACGGCGGTCTGCCCGGTCGTTGACTGCGTCCATCCACGCCATTTGGCCGACAACACGGAGCGGGGCCAGCAGAAGAAGGCCGCCGAGGACGCCGCCGCACGGGCTGCCGCCGCAGCCCAATACGAGGCAGAGCTGGCGTCATGACCGGCTGGCTCGGCGGTCTGCAAGTGCGTGCAGGTCAAGTCCCGGTCGCGGACTGGCTGTGCGCCGCCTGCCTTGCACACCGCCGGGCCACTGGCAAACGCCGCGTGATCGACCTCCTCACCTCCGACCCCACCACCATCCACCGGGACCAATGCCCGGCCCGCAAAACCACCTGACCAGCAGACAGCCCCGCCGATCCGAACTCGGCGGGGCCCCAACAAGGAGACCACGATGACCATCCGAATCTTCACCCCCGACCAGCTCGAAGAGTTCGACGTCCCCTACACCAACCTCCACGACGAGCAGGTCGACAGCCGCCGCTGGGCTGATACCCGCTGCTGCGTCTTCCGCGCCCCCGACGACGGCAAAACCTACGAGGTCACCTACCAGGTCCCCGCAACAGAGCACCAGGAGTGCGACCTCTGGTTCGACCAGGAGCAGGTCAAGGCGATCGAGGTCGAGCAGCAGCCGGTGACCGTCATGCAGTGGAAGCCCGTCTTCCCGGCAGCCGACTAGCCACCCCTCCCGGCGCCGCCCCAACAAGGAGAACGTGATGAGTACGAGACTGACGGAACTGTCGCCAGACCAGGTGGCGGCTCTCGCCACTACCCGCGATAAATGGCTCGCCCACGGTCTCGCGACCGGCCCCGCCGACCGTGCGGAGGCGGAGGCGGGGGTGCGTGATGCGTATCGTGCTGCTGGTTTGGAGCCGCCGCAGACTGTGATCTGGCTTGACTCGCCGATGGCTGGCGCGATCGCTGCCTGGATGTTCACGACTGCTCGGGCTCAGGTCGGGGATCAGGTCGGGGCTCAGGTCCGGGCTCAGGTCTGGGCTCAGGTCCGGGATCAGGTCTGGGATCAGGTCTGGGATCAGGTCGGGGATCAGGTCTGGGCTCAGGTCGGGGATCAGGTCCGGGATCAGGTCTGGGATCAGGTCTGGGATCAGGTCGGGGATCAGGTCGGGGATCAGGTCGGGGCTCAGGTCCGGGCTCAGGTCCGGGCTCAGGTCGGGGATCAGGTCGGGGATCAGGTCCGGGATCAGGTCGGGGATCAGGTCTGGGCTCAGGTCCGGGATCAGGTCGGGGATCAGGTCTGGGCTCAGGTCGGGGATCAGGTCTGGGCTCAGGTCTGGGCTCAGGTCGGGGATCAGGTCCGGGATCAGGTCCGGGCTCAGGTCTGGGCTCAGGTCTGGGCTCAGGTCTGGGCTCAGGTCGGGGATCAGGTCCGGGCTCAGGTCGGGGATCAGGTCCGGGCTCAGGTCGGGGATCAGGTCGGGGATCAGGTCTGGGCTCAGGTCGGGGATCAGGTCCGGGCTCAGGTCGGGGATCAGGTCTGGGCTCAGGTCGGGGATCAGGTCGGGGATCAGGTCTACAAGGCCGTACCCGGACAGCACGACGCCGGATGGCTCTCGTTCTACGACTACTTCCGCACCCACTGCACCATCCAAGAAGCCGACCGGCTCACCGGCATGATGCGCGTCTCCCAGTCCGCCGGCTGGTGGTGGCCCTTCCAGAACGCCGTCATCCTCACCGAACGTCCCACCAGCCTCCACCGCGACGGCCAAGGCCGCCTCCACAACGAGACCGGCCCCGCTCTCGCCTACCCCGACGGGTTCGCCATCTGGGCATGGCACGGCACCCGCGTGCCGCGCGACCTCATCGAAACCAACTGGAACCTCAAACAGATCTTCGACGAACCCAACGCGGAAATCCGCCGCTGCGCCATCGAAAAAATCGGCTGGGACCAGTTCATCCAAGAGTCCGGCCTACGCAAGGTGGCCTCCTGCCCCGACCCCGGGAACGCCCCCTACCACCTCGCCCTCTACGAGCTGCCCGAGCAGCTCGACAACCTCTACGACGAGCCAGCACGCATCCTCCTCGCCGTCAACGGCAGCCCGGAACCCGACGGCGAACACCGCCGCTTCGGCCTGCCCGTCCCCGCACACCACACCGACCCCGTCGAAGCCGCAGCCGAAATGTACGGCTGGCCCGTGGCCGCCTACCAGCAGCTCGAACACCGCCGCTGACCGGCCACCACAACACCCATCACAGAAAGGCACACACATGATCACCCTGTCCCAGCTCGAAACCCTGGCCGCCACCCGCGCCCTGGACCACCTCGACCGCGACGCAGCCCTACCCGTCGTCACCCGCGCCGCCTGCCAGGGCGACGTATCCGTCCTCCGCGTCACCACCCGGCCCGCCACCACCCCCATCCCGCAGGCCGGCGTCCCCGTCGTCCGCGGCGAGGCCGGAGGCAACACCCACTCCCTGCACGCCGCCCCCGCATCGGGCGTGTGCTGGGCCCCGGCCGACGGCCGCGAGGGGGAACTGGCCCTCGGCACGCTCACCGTCCCGGCGGGCGCGGAGGCGTACCTGCTGCACCCGGAACACGGCGGAATGGCCATCGCCCCGGGCACCTACCGGATCGGCCGGCAGCGTGAGTGGGCTGGTGAGTGGCGTGTCGTCGCGGACTGACCGTGTGACCACCTGAATCGGCGGCCGCCCCAACGGCCGCCCACCCGGGAGCCCGCCACTTCCCCCGCGGGCTCCCGGGCCCCCAACCACCAACAGGAAGAACCCCACCATGACCGGCACCACCACCCGCGGCGACGCCCGCATCCGCCTCCGCGAACACGCCGCCCACCTCTACATCGAAGGCTGCACCATCGCGAGCACCGCCCGCCAGATCGGCCGCTCCTACGGCTGCACCCGCACCCTCCTCCTCGAAGCCGGCGTCCGGCTCCGCAAGCCCGGCGGGCACCGCGGCACCACCTTCCGCAAGTAACCGCATTGGAGGCCCCGATGCCCGCCCAACAACCCACCCTCGACGGCACCCTCCCCACCCCGGACGACAGCCTCAGCTACCAGGAATGGGCCGACCACATCCGGCCCGCGTTCGTCGAGGCCGCCGAAGCCGGCCGCCGCTTCACCAGCTACGAAATCGCCCGCGACCACGACCTCCCCGAACCCGCCAACCCCCGTGCCGACTGGGGCAACTTCGTTCAGTCCCTCGTCCGCGACCACGTCATCGAGCACTGCGGCTGGGACGAAACCATCCGCCCCGGCGGAGAGCACTCCGGGGTGAAGGTTTGGCGCGGCACACGCGCCGCACAAGCCGGACACGCCGCGTAACCGCACACGACAACGGCCCCGCACAAGGCGAGGCCGGAGAGGAGGGAGGGGACGTGTCAGGAGTCGACAGCCAGGGCAGCCGAGTGGATCGCCTCGCGGATGATGCGGGACGTCGCCTCGTCGTAGGACTTCGCGTCAGCCCCCGGCGTCTGGGTGCGTCGGTGCAGCTCGTCGATGATCGCCCGGTCGCGAACCGCCTGTTCGTAGAACTCGGGCGGCACCACCATCGCCACCCTCTTGCCGCGCTCCGTGAATGCGCCCGGCCGCTGGCCCCAGCTGACCTCACGGATCAGCGAGGTCAGCGCGGCGCGGGCGTCGGTCATTGCCACGTCGGCGACGCCGTCGTCCTTGATCTCGATCTTCGGGTGCAGGGCCATGGCCAGAGTGTAAGTCATTGCCAATCCTTCCAATATCACCAATCTTTAAAGCAGTATGGCAGTGCAAGCCCGACACCGCCAGACCGCAAAACGAGCCATGCCAGATAGACGAAAGGAGGACTGCGTGACCGACATCGTGCAGGCACCGAACACCGAGGAAGCCCGAGCCCGAGCCGACCGCATCCGCTCCGGCATGCGCGTCCTCGCCGCGTGGCAGCAAGACGTAATCGCCGCCTACGCCGCCCGCGACTGGGACACCCTCGGCTACGAGACATGGGACGCGTACATCGACGGCGAGTACGGCGAGCACCGCGTACGACTCCCGCGCGAGCAGCGCCGCGAGATCGTCGCCGGGATGTCCGCCGCGGGCATGTCCACCCGAGCTATCGGGGCCGCAGTCGGTGTCCACCACGACACCGTGAACCGCGACGTTCAGGCGACTGTCGGAAATACGACAGACGACCAGCCGCGCACGGTGCTGTCCCTCGACGGTCGCGAGCGCCCGGCCACCCGTCCTGCGGTCGACGAGAACGTATGGATCGAGCCCGGCACGGACGAGGTGGTCGACGCCGAACTCGTCGACGAGCCCGCGCGCGCCGAGCCCTCCAGGCCGAAGCGTCGCCCCTTCCCCGAGGCGTTCACTGACGCCTCCCATGACCTCGCCCGCATCGCGGAACGCCTCGACCGCCTGCGCGACGACGACCGGTTCACCCGCAACCGGCACCAGACCCACCACAGGGCCTCCGACATCGTCCGAGCCCTGGACTCCGTCACCCAACTCGCCGTCGACATGGACCTGTCCACGGCTGAGACAAGCGAAGAGGCCCGCCGCTGGTGGGCGACGAGCCTCCACAAAATCTCCGACGCCCTGCGCGACGTCGCCAACTCCCTCGAACAGGAGCACTCATGAACAACTCCATCGTACCGAGCCCCGCCCACGACGGCCCGATCTACACCGTCGTCGACATCACCCCCGACCTCGCCAAGAAGTGGCTCGGCCAGAACACCCACAACCGCAACCTCCGCGAGCGCGTCGTCAACGGCTACGCCGCCGACATGCGCGACGGCAACTGGGTCGAGGACGGCCAGAGCATCAAGTTCGCCAAGGGCGACATCGTCCTCCTCGACAACCCGCCCATCATCGGCGGCGCACTTCTCGACGGCCAGCACCGTCTCAGCGCCGTCGCCACCGCCGACACCACCATCCGCATGCTCGTCGTCTCCAACCTGCTCGACAGCACGCAAGAGACCATGGACACCGGCGCCAAGCGCAGCCTCGGTGACGTCCTCAAGCTCCGCGGCGAGGACCACTATGTCTCGCTGGCCGCCGCTCTTCTCCGCGTCTTCGTGTGGAAGCACGGAGCCCGCCGGAACCTCAGGCTCGCAGGCGAAGCGCGCCCCACACACCGTCAGCTCCTCAAGGTCCTCGAAGAGCACCCTGAACTGCGACGTTCCGCCGAGATCTCTGGCCGTGTCAGGAGTTCCGTGCGCCTCACATCCAGCACCGCCGGCCTGTGCCACTGGCTCTTCAACCAGATCGACCAGGGCGACTGTGCCTTCTTCTTCGCCCGCCTCTGCGACGGCGCTGGCCTGATGCCCGGTGACCCCGTCTACGCCCTGCGCCGGGTGGTGGAGAACCTCGCCAAGGGGCCTGGCCGCCCCGACGAGGCATACATGACCGCGCTGGTGATCAAGGCGTGGAACCTCTACCGGGCTGGCCAGGAAATCCAGACGCTCGCGTTCAAGTCTGGCGGCGCCACCCCGGAGGCGTACCCCGAACCCAAGTAGCCCCACCGCGGGGCCGTCCACCGCGGCGGCCCCGCTCCTCTCCCCAATCAGCACGGACGGAAGAAGCTCTTCATGGCCTGGTTCGCCCTCGATGACGGGTTCGACACGCACCCCAAGGTGCGCAAGGCGGGCAACGCCGCCGTCGGTCTCTTCGTGCGCCTCGGCGTCCACGCCACCAGGCACCTCACCGAGGGCCACCTCGACGGCGACATCGTCCGCCAGTACGGCACCGAGCCCAACGTCCGCAAGCTCATCGCCGTCGGAATGCTCCACCCGTCCGGGCACACCTGCCCGCGGTGCGAGCAGCCGGCCGACGGCGACTACGTCATCCACGACTACCTCGACTACAACAAGTCCCGCGCGCAGATCGAAGCCGCCCGCGAGGCGGCCCGGAAGCGGCAGCAGAAAGGCCGCGACAACGCCCGCTCGAACCGGAATCGCGCTGGAAACGGCTCGGATTCGGGCTCGATTCGGAGCGGAAACGGATCCGAATCGGAGCGGAATCGGACCCGAAAAGACCCCCTGTTTGAGGACTCCACCGCAGGTCAGGAAGACCTGTCACGGCGTGACACCCATGAGGGTGCAACGGTTGTCCCCTCCCCTCCCCTCCCCTCCCATAACTACGACGGGGCTGAGGTAGATGGGGGATCTACCGGTAGTAGGGCCGCTGATCTTGACGCTTACGCGCCCACACCCATCGAGGTCGACGGCTTCCAACTGACCGACTCAATGCGCCGCTGGTCCGCCGCCACCTACCCCGGACTCGACATCGACCACGCCACCGCCCAGTTCATCTCCCACTACCGCTCCACCGGCGCCCGCCGGAAGTCGTGGCCCGACGCCTGGCAGAAGTGGATCCGCGACGACGCCAAAAAGGCCGCCGAGCGCCGCCCATACGGCACGTCGAACGTCATCGCCCTCCCCGGCCAGCACCAGCCCCTCACCGGCACCGACGCGAAAGTCGCCGGCTGGGCAGCCATCGCCGACCAACTCCGCGAGCAGGGCTCAGCATGACCGGCCGCCAGCTCCCCGACGACTGCCCCTGCCCATGGGTGCGACACCCCGACGGCAACCCCTGGATCCGCTGGCCCCACCCCAACTGCCCGCACCACAGCCCGCCCTTCCGGGCCGGCCCGCCCACCACCTCGATCCGAAAGGCCGAGCGATGAACCCCACCGAAGCGGCCGAACTCCTCGGCCACTGCTCCTCCTTCGACAACCGCAAGCCGTCCCTTGCCGCCGCCGTCGCGTGGGCATCCGCCCTGCACGACATCCCGCTGGATGCCGACGCCAAGGCCGCCGTCGCCAGCTACTACACGACGCCGCCGAGGGATCCGGACGCCAAGTTGTGGATCATGCCGCACCACGTCCGCACCCTCCGCTCGAAGCTTCGGTCCGTGCGGCTGGAGAACTTCCGGTACGAGCCCATCGCGGGCGAGACCGTCGGCGAGTTCATGGCCCGTTACCGCGGCCAGGTCCAAGCCATCGCTTCCGGCCGCATCCCGGCCCCGTCCGGCCGGCTCGCGCTGGAGGGCGGACCGACGCGGGAGTTCATGCAGGAGCTGGAGGCCCGCGGCTGGGACGGCCTCCGCACGGTCCCCGACTCCGACGAGGAAGCCGCCGCCAACACCGTGCGCCGGGCCGGTCCGCTCGGCGTGATCTGCCCCGCCTGCTCCGCGGCCATAGGACGCCCGTGCAAGACGCCGGGGGGCAACGACCGTCAGCCGCTCGGCAAGCCGCGCCTCAAGCCCCACAGCGCCCGCCTGAGAGCCGCTCAGGGCGTCCCGGAGGCCACGGAGGCGGAACGGGCCGCACGCGAGCAGCGGATCCGCGAGAGAGCCGCACAGCACCTCGCCCAACACGACGACGACATCCCCGACGCCGAGATCGTCGAGACCCCGTGACCCGCCACCCGCCCGCCTGGCAGATCCGCTGCCCCTGGTGCCACGCCCCACCCGGTACCCGCTGCACCAGCCCCCGCGGCCGACGACTCGCCATCGACACCCACGACGCACGCACCACCGCATGGACCCGACGACCCCAGGAGACCAAGTGACCGCCACGCCCGAGCCCGTCGTCCGCGCCACGCAGTACGCCGTCAACTGCCTCCCCGAAGACGGCATCGACAGCCACGTCTTCGAGATCACCGTCGAATACCGCGGCAACGACCGGTGGGCCGTCAAACGCCACTCCCAATGCCTCGACATCAACGGCGTCTGGGACTGGGAGATGCGCCCCTCCGAACGCGAAGACGACTGGCTCGACACCCACCGCTTCGACCTCGACACGGCGCTGCGGCTCGCGAAGGAACAGGCGCCGCTCGTCACCGTGAACGGGCACACCGTCACCGACGCCCTCCGTCTGGCACAGCAACGACGGGAAGCCCAGTGACCGCGCCCGTGGTCCTGTGTCGCTGCGGTCGCCGTCTTCGTACGCCGGAGTCCCGCGCCGTCGGCATCGGCCCCGTATGCGCCAGGAAGCTAGCTGGATTGCCCGCAGACGGCCGCGCAGCCTCTCAGGGCACCCGACTGCCACCCGGACTCTCGCAACGCCCCACGCGCCTTCCTACGCCCCCACAGCCCGGACAGACCGAACTCCCCCTGGAGGACACGTGACCCCGCTGGAGCGCCTCATGCAGGAAGCCATCCCGGTACGCCCCCCAGCCAAGCCCGCCTACGAGCCCTGGACCCCCGAGGAACAAGCCCAACACCGCGCCGACCTCGCCGCCGCCGTAGCCGACTGGCACTCCAACGACCACCGCGACATCCGCAAACGCACCCGCCACCACCGCCTCACCACCCGCACCGCCGCCTGACGCCGCGACCCGAAAGGCCAACCACATGACCAGCCCCACCCGCATCCAACGCCGCACCAAGGGATGGACCCTCGGCAGGGCAGCCGACCCCATCCGAGGCGGCGTCATCGTCAGCCGCCCCTCCCGCTACGGCAACCCCTGCAAGATCGCACTGATGCAGGAGATGGGCTACGAAGACCCGCACGCCGCAGCCGCCGACAACTTCCGCATCTGGCTCGCCGGATCCCGCTCCGACGCACCCACCGACGAAGCCGACCGCCGCCGCGAACGCATCCTCGCCGGACTCCACCTGCTGCGCGGCAAAGACCTCGCCTGCACCTGCGCCTACGGCAAGGCATGCCACGCCGACGAGTTGCTGCGCCGCGCCAACATGCCCGCCGCCGAACTCGCCGCCTGGATCAACGTCGTCCGCGCCCGCGTCGACCGCCAGCGGATCGCCTGGGGCGAACAGCCCATGTACAGCCCCACCCCCGCCCGCCCGTGATCACTACCGCGAACCCGCCGACACCCAGACGCCCATCACAACACGCAGCGTCTCGCCACCCGCCCGCCACACACAGCTTGGAGACGACATGACCACACCCGCCGACGAACTCCGCACCGCCGCCCAGGCGCTGCGTCCATCCTCGCCCGCAGTCGCCGCTCACACCGTGGCGGTACGGATCACACCCGCTGTCGCGGAGGCCTTCGCCGACTGGCTGGCCGAGACCGCCGAGCACCACGACGCCTCTGTGGTCGCCGCTCGGCAGGTGTGGGGCAGCGAGGCTGAGGACGAGGCGCATGAGTGGCTCACCACCGGCTACGGCCGCGTGGCCCCGCAGGCGCTTGCCGTCGCTCGCGCGATCAACGCTGCCGCTTCTCCCGCCCCGTGACCGCAGAAGGCCGCCCGCTGATCGAAGCAGCGGGCGCCCGGCCCAACCATCCCACACACACCGGAGGACACCCGTGCCCACCCCTGACGACGCCACCGTCGCCCGCATGTACGACGCCATCGAGTACGCCCGGTGGCAGGACCTAGCCGACGCCCTCAACGCGCTCACCGAATGGGGCGCCAACCCCCTATTGGCCCTCGCCGACCGTCTCGGCGTGAACGGCATCACTGAGCTGGACCCGGCCGAGGACCACCACACGTACCGGCTGCGGTACCGGGCGCCATTCAGCGACGAGCGATCCGACGGCCGTGGTGGCTGGGCTGTCGAGTCCCGCACCCCCTGACCACCCGCCCCCTTGCCGGCCGTCTCGTGCGGCCGGCCCTACCCCTGGAGACCCCATGACCGACCAGACCCGGCACACCCCCGCCGAGGCCGTGCAGTACTGGTACGACGCCGCCGTCGAGCGGCTTGAGGAGCGCGACCGGCTGCGTGCCGTCGTCGCGCGGATCCGACAGATGGCCGACTACTGGGAGCAGCAACTCCCGGAGGTGATCCGGACTCCGGCTGTCGTGTCCGCGCTCCGTGCCGCGATGGAGCCTGTCGTCTCGTCTGTCGGGCAGGCGCCCGCCCCCGACCGCACGGCGCTTGTTGCCCTTGGCGCCGAAGCAATCCGTGCCGCCGCATGCCCTGGCTCAGACTGCCCTCACACGGAGGAGGAGTGCGCCGAGCAACGGATCCAGCCTGCGGCTTGGGAGCGGGGCGTGCTTTCCGAGGTGTACGGCCGCCCGGAGTGGTTTGCTGACGCGGTGCTTGCGGTGCTGCCAGCACCCGCCGACCGGACGGCCGTGCTGCGGGAAGCCGCCGACGCTCTGGACGCGTACATCGACCGCTACCGCAGCCCCAGCATCGCCAACTGGACCGGCGCTGTGGCATTCCTGCGCCGCCTGGCCGACGCTGCCGTCGTGTCGGGTCGGACGGCCGACGAGACGGGGGACGACCTGACGCCCGTCGGCGGCGCGAAGGGCAACCCGTTCGACTACCACCCCGAGGACGAGGCCGCAGTGCCGGACCAGACCAGCGAGGCGCCCCGTCGCGGCGACCAGTTCGAGGCGTGGCTGACGATGCAGCGCGACGAACACCGCGACGACGACCGCGGCCAGTGGACCACCCTCGACAACCTCCTCAACCTGTACCGCCTCCACGCCGACGCGTCTGCCGGTGGCGGGGCGCAGCAGCCGACCGAGGCCCGGACCGTCCTCCCCTGCAACTGGGCCCACACCCGGACCGAGCACAACTCGCACGACTGGGCGCCGCAGCCCGGCATAGACCCGGTGCACTGCCCCGGGTTCGAGCAGCCGACCGAGGCCCGGCCGTGACGGAGGCGTGGGAGACCGGCGACCTCGTCATCACCGCGCTCCTCCTGTGGCTGGCCGCGGGCGCGTTCCTCGCCGGGATGCTGTGTGCGGCTGTCGGGAGCGGGGTGGTGTGGGCGTGGAGGCGGCTGTACGGCCGCTGGAGGCACGCGCAGGCGCGGGACGCACCGCCGGAGCCCCAGCCCCCTGACAGCCCCTCACAGGCCCGCCTAAGCCACTCGCCGGGGCTCGTACCACCCGAGCCCCGGACTTGGCACCACAAGCCGCCACACGGGTCGCCAGACCCCACGAAGGAGCAACACATGACCATCGCCATCGACTTCGACGGCGTCATCCACACCTACGACAAGGGCTGGCACGACGGCACCATCTACGGCGACTTCCTGCCCGACGCGATGCCCGCCATCGAGACGCTCATGGACCGCGATGCCGTGTTCATCCACACCACCCGCAACCCCCGCCAAGTCGCCCGCTGGATCGAGCGCACCTCCGGCCACAACATCGACTGCACCACCCACCTGCCCCGCACCTGGTACGGCCGCCGCAAACCGTTCTGGAACACGCGCGGCCTGCTCCTCGTCACCGACCGGAAACTGCCCGCGACCGTGTACATCGACGACCGGGCGCACCACTTCGAGTCCTGGGCACAGACGTTGCCCGCGCTCGGCGTCCCGGACTACCGCAGCGAGCAGGGCGCCCCCGTCGACTGGCAGGCCATAGCAGGCGAGCGGGAGCAGCAGTTGAAGGCGGCGCTCACCGCCCAGCAGCGGGTGAAAGACGCTCTCAAAGTCATCCACGAGTGGCAGCGGGACGGCGAGTCGAACGACTACATGACCCGCGTGCACAAGGCCCTCAACCCGCCCGTGTCCGGCACCTCGCAGTCCGCCTGACCCCGCCGCGTCGGCCGCCCCCACCCCGGGGCGGCCACCACCCCAAAGGACCCCACGTGACCGACACCCCGACCCCCGCCATCGGCCAGATCTGGCAGGACAACGACCCCCGCGCCTACGGCCGCAAGCTCCGCATCATCGAAATCACCGACACCCACGCCCTCGTCGAACTCCACCAGCCGAGACTGCCCATCAGCAACGCCAAGCCCGGGCGCCGCACCCGCATCCGCCTCGACCGCTTCCGCCCCACCAGCACCGGCTACCGCTACATCGGGACCACCCCATGACCCTCGCCACCGCGCTCGGCCTCGCCTGCCCCGGCATCAGCCTTCTCGCCGCACTCGCACTCGCCATACACGCCATCCGCAACCGGAGGAAACCATGACCGAACAGCCCTGCCCCTTCTGCGAGATCGTCGCCAGCCGCGCACCCGCCACCGTCGTGCACGAGTGGTCCGACGTCATCGCCATCGTCCCGCTCAACCCCGTCGTCGACGGCCACACCCTCATCATCCCGAAGCGCCACGTCCGCGACTTCGCCACCGACCCCGAGGTGTCCGCCGACGCCATGCTGCACGCCGCCCAGCTCATGCGGTGGACCGACCGCCCCATGAACCTGATCACCAGTCGGGGGCGCGAGGCGACGCAGTCCGTGATGCATCTTCATCTGCACCTAGTTCCCCGCGCGGCCAACGACGGCCTGGCGCTGCCCTGGCACAGCGGCCGATCCAAGGCAGGCACCCCGTGACCGCCGCCCTGCTCGCCGTCCTCGCCCTGGCCGCCAGCTGGTACATCTGCCACCGCATCGGACGCCACCTCCAGCGTGCAGCCGTAACCGCCGAACGCCTGACCCGCCCAAGTTCCGACCCCGCACCCATACCCGACCGGGAGCAACTGGACGAGCAGGCCGCCATCGACGAGACGTTCGACGACATGATCAGCCGCTGGAACGAGGACGCCACATGACCGACCTGTCGTCGTCTCCCCGCGGCGAGCACACGCCTTGGCCGGGCGTCACCTGGGACACCCGCATTGTTCGCACCGAGCTGACGGTGGATGACGCGGAGGACACCTCCGGCCCCGACATGAATCAGCCACTCCCGCCCCGACCCAACCGGGCCACCCGCCGCGCACAAGCTCGCGCCAAACGGAAGAAGAACCGTTGACCGACCGCACCCGCGAGCAGCCCGCGCCCGGCCCGGCTTGACGCCCATGCCACCATGGTCCTGCTGTCCGAGTCGCACAAGCTGGCGCGGCCCGGGGACGAATGCGGTACCGGTGATGCAACAGCGCGAAGGCCCCGTCGACTTTTCGGCGGGGCCTTCGCTGCATTCCGGGGTCAGGGCCGCCACGACTCCAGGTAGCCGGGCCGGTCCGCGTAGGGCAGCGCGAGCAGGCGCAGCACGTAGTCGCCGTGGAACCGGCGCTTGTTTGCCTCCAGGTGCCGCGAGCACGAGTCGTACTCGTCGAAATCCTCGGGGCGTGCGCCCTCGTAATTGATGCAGGGCAGGCCGGGGTGCGGGTCAGCACCGGGCGGGAGGTAGGCGTCGAGCATCTGCCGTTTCGCGTCGATCTCCCGCAGCACCCGCGCCGGATCATGGCGGACGATGTGCTCAGCGACGCCAGCCCAGTTCGCGGAGGCACACTCCTCTGCGCGGTCACCTTCGGTAGCCACGATGACGCCGGTCTCGCCGATCTGCCGGAAGCTGTCGCCTGCTCTCCGCGCGATCCGCTCATCCTCATCGAGGCAGGCCGTCAGCCACTGCACCAGATCCACGCCGCTCACTCCTCAGCCTCCTCCCGGTCCGCCCACGCCAGCAGCACCGCCGCCAGATCGCGGGCGTACTGCGGGTCATCCACGACCCGGAGTCGGTTGAACCGGATCGACTGGCCGCGCCCCTGAACGATCACGTAGGCGTCGCCGCCGCTCGGGTAGTCGGCGATGCTCATGCGGGCGTACTGCCCCGCTTCGGTGCTCGCCAGAAGTGCGGCGAAATCCTGCCGGGTGTACTTCAACGGCACCCGCCAGTCGGCGTCGTTGACGGACTCGTTCTCGTCTTGGGCGACGGCAGCCATGGACTCTCCTTGATCGGCTTCCGGGGTGAGGTCGGTCCGCTTGCCCTGCCGCTTCGGGTTGGCCTCGAACCACGCGGCCACCTCGTCGGCGCGGTAGCGGATTCTCGTGGAGCCCTCCGCCGGAACGGGCTGAGGGAAGGTGGCGCTGCGCCGGTACGTGTGCACCGACGACCGGCTGACGCCGTGCTCCTCCGCGATCTGCCCGATGGTGATCAAGCGCGGACTCCCCTCGTGTTCAGGGCTTTTGGGCACGGCTACATCCTCCCTGAACATCTGGACAATGTCCAGAAGTTCTGCCACTGTGGAACAGCACCAACGAGTAAGCCCCTCGGCCCACTACGGAGCAGCAACTCCGGGCCGAGGGGCGGACCCACCTCAACCTCTACGAAAAGGCAGGCCCTGACGTGGATCGTATCCACCAGCCCCAAGCCGAACCCACCCCCACGCACGAGCGTGCCGGGCACGACCTTCCCCAACGCCTCCCCGTCCCCGCCCCCCGCCCGCACCCCGAGCCCGCCCAGCTCCCCCGCCGCGCCCCCGGGGACTCCCTGTGAGCGACATCGACGCCGACATCGACGCCGCCTGGGCCCTCACCCAGCAACGCATCGCCGCAGCCGCAGCCGCCGCCGAGGCAGCCGCCCAGGCCGCACGCGCCGCCGAGGAGGCCACCCGATGACCTGCTGCGGACGCCCCATGCAACAAGACGGCAACCAGTACGTCTGCCGCAAATGCGGCGCCTGGACCGACCCCGGCACACAAGCCGGAGGGCAGCACTGATGGGCTGGTTCAACCGCCGCGACCAAACAACCCGCGCCTACCCCGCCGCCGGCACCTCCGTCACCGGCGACAGCCGCCGCTTCCTTCGGGCCAAGACCGGCGGAGCCCGCCAAGCCGGACGGGGCGCCCAGGCATGGGAGGACGCCGACCGAGCCGACGAGCGCGCCCGCCGCGGCCGCTGGTCCCGCTAACCCACCAGACCGCCGGCCCAGCGCCTACAACCCCCAGAGCGCTGGGCCGGCTTCCGCTCCAGAACAGGACCACACCGCCGTGACCCGCCGCCGCACCACCACCCACCGCATCGGCCTACACAACCCGCTCGGACGCTTGGGCTTCACCGTGCTGGCGGCATTCGCACTCCTCAACGGACTCCTACTGCCCGGCCTCATCTGCACCGCCATCGCCATCTACGCCTGGAGGAACCGGTGAAGAAACTCACCGGAGGACAGCGCACCGTCCTCGCCCTCACCACGATCCCCATGATCGCGGTCGGGATCGGCGGGGCCATCGGCACCTACGCCAACGCCGCCTCCGTCCTCCACCGCAAAGAGACCGCCCTCGGCGTCGTCGCGGCCGGCGAAGGCGCCACCCTCGTCGCCGCACTCGTCATGATCGTCGTGACGATGCTCGGGCAGAGCGCACCGGCCGTCGTGCGCGCAGCACTCTGGCTCCTCCCCGCCACCGCCTCCGTCATGGGCCTCGCCATCGCCCCCACCCTCCGCGAGGCCGTCGTCTTCGCCCTCACCCCCCTCGCCATGACCGCCAGCGCCGAGGGCGTTTCCTTCCTCGCCCGCCGGATCGTCGTGCACCGCACCGGCGTCGACATCGAGGCGCAGCAGCGGAACGCCTCCACGTTGCGGCAGATCGCCTACCACCGGGCGCGCGCCGAACGGCACCCGTGGAAGTGGGTACGCAGGCGGTCAACGCTGAAGGTGTGGCGGCTCCTCGGCCACGCGGGCGACGGTGACGCGCAGCTGGGCGCCGGGCTCATGGTGGTGCAGCGAGCCCGACTCACCGAGGGCGCCAGCGATGCGCTTGGTGAGCTCCTCAGCGGCAGCCCGGCTCAGCTTGAGCTCACCGCGGCTCAGCCCCCTGTGAGCCCTGAGCCTGAGCCCACCGACTTCAACGAAGTCGCCGAGACCGCGATCCACGTCGCCACGCCCGAGCCCCTCAGGGATCCGACACCGGTACCAGTCCTTGACACGGACGTCCTCCGCACCATCTCTGACCTGCCCGTCTCACGTGAGCCCGGCTTGAGCCAGGCTGAGCCAACCACCGTGAGCCGCGCTGAGCCGAGCCCCGAGCCCGCGCCTGAGCCAGAGATCAACGAGCAGGAACGCCAAGTCCTCGAACTCGCCAACCGGCTCAGAAACGGTGAGCCGCTCACCAAGACCACCGCCGCCCAGATCCTCGCCGTGAGCCCGGCCACCGCCGGCCGACGACTCAAGGAAGCCCGCGGCCGAATCAACGACGGAACGGGGCTGTACCTATGAGCCGCATCCCAGGCGCCGACGAGCTACGTGTGCGCGCCCTCCTCATCGCCCGCCAGGTCGGACCCGACGCCATCCCGCCGAAGCCCACGACGAGGCCGAAGGACTGGCTCGACGACATCATCACCACCGACATGGCACCCGCCGCCGAGAAGCCGGCGGAGCCCGAGCCGAAGGAGAAGCCCGCGCCGGCCGCGCCCGCGAAGGCAACCAAGCCGCGCCCCGCCAAGACCGCTACGAAGAAGAAGCCGAAGAAGGCCAAACGGCCCAAGCCCGGCACCCCCCGCGCGGCGTTCGACGGCCGTCCGCCCGCACCCCGCCAGTCCCTCGCCGACGCCTGGGACCGGGTCCCGTACCGGCTGAAGTGGCTGGCCTACCACGCCTCCGCCGCCTATCTCGGCTGGTCAATAGGCCTGGTCGACTGGGCCACCTACGTCACCGCGTGGATCGCCACCACCGGGCTCGTTGGCCCGCAAGCCCTGTTCTGGTACTGCGCGGCCGGCGGGACCGTCCTCGTCTACCGGCGTACTCGCGGCTGGTGGACGCCCGCCGCGTGGCTTGCTGCCGTCCCTGTTACGTCCACTGTCGTCGGCGTGCTCCTGTACGCCCCGCACCCATAAAGGAACCTGTCGTGAACAGCGTGTTCGGCAACCTCGGCCCGGTCGGTCTCGCCCTCGTCCTGACGGTGCTGCTGGTGTTCGGCATCCCCGGCGGCGGGCAGTTGAAGCCGCTCGGCTGGTGGCCGACGCTGCTCCTGTCGATGCTCGCCGGGTCGGCGTACAAGGCGGCAGGCGGCCTATTCAAGATCGTTCCGGATCTGGTTGGCAGCCTGATCGGCACCGTCAACAGTGTTCTGCCCGGCGCCACGATGCCCGCACTCGCCCTCGCGTTGGCGATCTTCATCCTGTTCAAGAAGCTGACCACCAAGCAGGTCGGCCTCCTCGGCATCGCCTTCTGGTACGTCGCTGCAGGCGCGGGCGGCACGTGGTCGTACCTGTCCGACTCGATCGCTCACCTCGGAACGAGCCTCGCGTGAGCTACTTCAACCTGCGCAAACGCGACACCGAGGCCGAGGTCGAGCCCGGCGGAGCCGAGGCGGAGGAGCCCGCGGAGACGCCGGAAGAGACCGCCGAGGAGCCGGAAGGGGAACCGGAAGGGGAGCAGCCCGCCAAGCAACACGGGCCGCTCCTCACCGGCATCCTCGGCCCCGGACGGTGGATCGCCGCCCGCCTCGGATCTAGCTGGGCCCTCGGCGTGCACGTCGTGGCCGTGTGGGCGATCGGCTTCTACGGCGGGTGGATTGCGGCCGGCGTCATCCTCGGATGGCTGGCCGCGGTCCTCGTCTTCGTCCCGCGCGAGTTCAAGGATCGGGTCTCCGGGTGGATCGAACGGTGGATCAGCGGCCGCTCAGAGCCCGATGAGCAGCCCGAAGAGGAGCGCCCCGCAAGCGCCCCCGAAGAGGTCTACGCCGCCACCCTCCAATGGGTGCGCGGCCAGGTCGGCGACAGCAACGGAATCCACCTCTCCGACCTCCTGGCCCACGCCCACGCCCACAACCTGCACACCGACCTCGATGTGACCGCCTTCCGGGCAGTGCTGGAGAGGTGGGGATTCCCCATCCGCCAGCAGCTCAAAGTGGGTGGCAAAAACCGGCCCGGAATCCACCGCGACGACCTTCCGAAACAGCCCCTTCCGACCCCCTCCCCCGAGGAGACTGGTTCCGCAACTACCACCGCCGTCTACCCGATCTGATCTGCGCAAATACCTTGTCGACTACCTGACTTACCTGGACGGTAACCGTGCCTACCAAGGGCTCCATCTACACCCTCACCGATCCGCGCGACGGCACCATCAGGTACGTCGGCAAGACCACGAAAACCCTGCCAGAACGTCTCGCTGGCCATCTCGCGTCGCCGACCAACCCAGCCATGCGGCTGTGGATCAACACGTTGGCATCGCAGCGGATGCTTCCCCTCATCACCCTCGTGACGACCGCGGCGCAAGAGCGGCTCGGAGCCGAAGAAGAGCGACAGATCAGGAGGCACGCCGGGCGAGGGCATCGACTCTTCAACGCGCCGTACTACCACCAGCATCTGAACGATCTCACCGCCCCGTCCGCAACCCGTAAGCCGAACGTCGCCCTTCTGTCTTCCGAGTTTCCGACCTCGCTGCCCGCCTTCTATGAGAAGCAGTACGGGGCGCTCGCCCGAGTGCGGATCACGGAGAAGCGGACTGCTGTACTCGTGGCCGCCATCGTCGCTCTCCTGGCCGTCGGAGTGGTCGCTTACATGCTCCTGAGGCTCCGGCTCGTTCGTTTCGTTGCAGCCGCCAGCATGGTCGGGTTGTACCTCTCCGGCGTCGGTTTCGATCGGCTCGTGCGGGAACAGTTGCTGCCCCGTCTGCCGGTCGAGCGGATCGTGGCCCTCTGGGACGCATACCTGGCACATCCGCTGATGCTGGTTGCGCTGCACGTTCTGGCGGCGATGTACTTCCACGCGCTGAGCGTGTACGTCGACATGCGGCGGAGCCTCCCGAAGGCGGTCGATGTGGGCCCCCCGCGCGAGTTTGGCGCCGTGGAAATTGCTGCGGCAGCGGCCCGTGACCTAGATCTGGCGGTTTTGGAAGCGAGGCCCTGATGCCGTGGATCTACGAATGCCGCGCCTGCGACGCCGTGTCACCGGACCAGCACGACCGCAGCGAGGACGCCGAAGCGGAGCAGGAACAGCACCGCACGGACGCGCACGGCGAGCTTGCGCCGGCCGCGGGGGACGGGGTACGGCGGGTGCACGCGGAGGCCCGCGGTGACGGCTGTCTACCGGCCGGATCGTGGTGGGCTGTGCTGTTCCTGCTGGCGTTGTTCCTGTCGAACTGCTGGGGCCGCTGACCTGTTTGACAGTGCTGGCAGACTGGGTTCACGCGCCGGGACCGCTCGGCAAAACGAAGGCCGCCAGACTTTCCCCCCCATCTGGTGGCCTTCGTCATTCCCGCCCCGCTCGATTCCGGGCGGGGCCTTCGTCATGCGGTGGGCTCCTCGTCCAGGTTGAGCGACACCTCTGGCCACGCCTTCCCGCCCGAGGGCATCAGCGTCGCGGCCGCGACCCGCCAGCCGCGCATCACCACGGTCATATCGCTGGGGTCATCAGCGAGCGCGGCCAGCTCGGGCTCGAAGGCTGCGCGCCCGCGATGCTGGTAATCCATGTCTGCCACGTCTGCGTCGAGCATGCCGACGAGGCGCCCCGTCCGAATCTCGGCCGCGATGCTCTCGGCGTCCGGGTGGTCGTCGTCCATGATTCCGGCGTAGCGGATCAGGTCGCCGTCGAGCCATACGCGGTCGATGCGGCCGATGCCGGGTTCGCCGGGGCGGATGAGCGGGAGTGGCAGGGGTCGATGGAGTGCGGGATGTGGGTCGTCAAGTCGGCGCCCGTCGGCCGTGCGGGTGTGGAGGACGGCGAGGACGCCGGTGAAGGTGGTCATGCGGTGGGCTCCTTGCTGGCCTTCGGGTCGATCAGGTCGGCGACGCCGCCGTGTTCCCCGCAACAGCCGATGCCGGTGCAATAGTCGTCGCGGCCGGACGCCCGCTGCTTCTCGGCCAGCTCGTGCGCGTAGTCGTCGAGCGCGTCACCGAACGCCGACGCTGTGTCGGGGTGCTGGTACAGATGCCACAGCCTGTCACGCGCGCTCATCCGCTCATGCTCCTCGCTACTCACCGGGCGCTCGCGCAGTGCGGCCACCTCAACCCGCAGGTCGTGGATCACCGTGACGAACTGCTCGGTCGTGTGCGTGGCCAAGTGCTCTCGCGCTGCGGCATCCGTCTGCCGCGCCTCCGTGAGGTAAGCCTGGCGAGCAAACGAGGTCACGTCGTTGACGTCCAGGGCAGCCGGGTCGATGGCGGCGCCCAGCTCGGCGAGCCGCTCAAGGCTGACTGGTGGGACGTCGTGGTGCCAGCAGCATTCGAGGGGGCACAGGTAGCGGGTCGTACCCGGGACGGTCTCGCTCATCGGGTCTCCTTCTCGCCCGGACGCGCCGCACCCGCGCCGACGGTCGGGTACAGGTCGGGGAAGGCGAAGCACGCGTCGGCCACCAGAGCCATGACCGCCGAGTCCTTCGGGCATCCCTCCTCCCGGTCACGCATGAGGCCCTGGACGTAGCCCATGACGGCCGCGTCGTGGAAGAGGCCGCGTTCCCGGTCGGTGAGGCTGGTTAGGAAGGCGTCGACAGCGGTGGCTCGTTCGGCGTCCCGCGCTGCCAGGTAGGTGATCAGGGGGCCGAGCACGGTCTCGCTCATGGGGTGTTCTCCTTGCTGCTTACCTCCCACGAGAAGCGGATCACGACCGCGCCGTCCGATCGTCGTTCCATTCGGGTTTCAAGTCTTCCGATAGTGAAGGCGTCGTGCTCTTCCGCCAGGGTGAGCGCCTCGCCGTGGGCGTGGTCCAGGTCTTCCCGCAGCTTCTTCTGTGCTCTCGCGCTCATGCGGTCTGCCCCTCGCTGCCCACCGGGGGCTGGTGGGCAAGCACCGCACTCAGGACCGCATCGGCCAACTCGTAGATGCTCACCTGGCCGTCATACTCCGGCTCGCTCGCCCAGGGCTGCGGCGGCATCACGCCAGGCATCTGCGCACCCCAGTCCGCTGCGTCCAGTCGTGTGCGGATGGCGTCGGCGATGTCCTGGCGCAGGCGCTCGTGGGGGTCGATCGTGCCGTCGGCGCGTCGTACTGGCTCGATCATCCGCTCGTCTCCTCGCTGCCCACCGGGCGCTCCTCGGGGGACAGGTCGAACCCCGTCGCCTCCCTCAGCCGCGCCTGCTCCTTCTCCAGCCACGCGTCCATACGCTCGGGCGCCACGTCGTCCCTGACGCTGAAGTCCCCGGCAGGCTCGGTGAACACCGGGCTGGCCGGGCGCCTGAACTCCGACGGGTCCATGTCGGCGAGGAGCAGCAGGCGTTCCCGGCTCCGCTTGTCCCGCTCCCACCCGTCGAGACCCGCGCTCACGATCTCGTTCAGCACCCGCTCCGCCGAGTCGTACGGGATGCCCTCGCGCTGCATGGCGGCCTCCATCGCGGCGAGCATGCCGCGCGTCCGCTCGATGTCGTTGTGCATGGTCGGGTCGTGGTGGTAGGCGTGACGTGCGCCGGGGCGACGCCTGATCTGATCGTCGATGATCCGGTCCGTGAACTCGCTCATGCGGTCTGCTCCTCGCTGGCGGCCGGGCGCTCCGGGGCGGTCGTCTTGCGAAGCCGATCGGCGCGGTCCTTGTAACGCGCGTCCGGCTCGATGCGCTGGGCGGGGACCAGGATCCGATGGGGTCCGAAGCGACGGTTCAGCTCCCCCCACCGCAGATCGGCGCTGCGGTACCCCGCCATGTGCCGCCACTTCTCACCTTCCCGACGCCAGCGCCGACGGTTCGGCATGACGGTCACCTCGGTCCCGACGGGAGGCTCAGGCTTGATCTCTGGGCTCAGCCCCTGCTCCGCGAGCGACCTGCGCCACCAGGGGTCACTCATGTACGCATCGAACTCCGGGCTGAAAGACGGCGACACCGTGATGTTGGTGTTGCACGGGGTACAGAGCAAGCCACGCACCGCCCACTGCCCCACCGTCGCGTCGTGGTCAACCACCAAGAAGCCGTGCTTCGTGTCTTGCGGAACCGCGCGACAGATCTGGCATCGGCCTTCGGCATGGGCCAGGAGGCGGTCGTACTCTGCGCAGTCCATCTGGTACACGCGATGGCTGCATGGGCTCTTGGGCGGCTTGATGTGGTTCATCGTCATCCCAATTCCTGCTCGGCGCGGACTTTGCGTGCGGCCTCGACGACTTCTCGGTCCGGCCTGTCCGGCAGCTTGGCGCCGGGCTCGCGGATGTACCAGTCGATCAGCTGCCGGATCACGGCGGCGCGCTCGGTGCCCATGGCCTTGGCGGCGGCGTCGAAGTCGTACCAGGTGTCGCCAATGCGGATCTGGCGGGCGGGGGTCTTCGGCACGTTGGGCGACATGCGCCGACTGTATTCGGGTGTAGCTACCTGCGTCATCTCTGGGCCTCTCTGGTGTAGCTACAGAATCTCGGTCGAAGTGCTTGCGGTGTAGCTACACCCAACTGTACGGTGTAGCTACACCCCAAGCAAGGGGTCGAACCACCGAGGGGACCCCGATGACTGCCGCCACCCGCACCCGCCGCAACACCCTCCGCACCGCCACCCGCACCAACCGCGCCCTCGGCTACCGCACCCTCTCCGGCCACATCGCCGCGCTCGTCGACCAGGGCAAGCTGATTCGCACCAGCACCTTCCTCGACCGCATCGGCGGTGGCGACCTCCCCGACGGCCAGCAGTCCTGGTACGGCCGCCACGCCAAGAAGGCCTACAAGGCACAGCACGGCGCCGACCCCGTCCGCGTCTGGGCGCAGCACCGCACCACCGGACGCTGGATCCACGTCCACGTCTACGGCCCCATCGACGAAGCCCTGTACGCCGGCCTCCGCTCCTACAAGGCCACCCGCCACCTCCTCGCCTCCTCGTACACGGAGGCCGCCTAGACCAACTCCACGACGCAGCAGACGACTCAGATCGCCCCCTCCGAAAGGCCCGCCATGCGCTTCCAGACCTGCCGCCGCCACCCCAAGTCTGCCCCCTTCATGGCCACCTGCTCCGGCTGCGCCCAGGAGCTGTACGACATCGAGCAGGCCAACCGCGCCCGCGCCGAAGCCGGACGCATCGCCAAGGTCGCCCATGCCCTGGGGTTCCGCAACGGCTGGAAGCCGGACCCCCGCCTCGGCGAGACCGCCACCAGCCTCACCACGTGGTCCCAGCACGAGCTGAACGACCTGTACGAGCACGTCGGCGGCACGGTCACCGCCCGCGTCGTGCAGCGCACCGGCTCCGACTCGACCTGGCAGGCCACCGAGATCACCCTCACCGTCGACGTGCCCGGCGTCGGCCCGGTGACGGTCTCCACCGACTGGTACGAGGAGTACGGCGGCCGCGACCTGCCGCTGATGCAGGCCATCCCCGACGTCGAGCTGATCGCCGCCTGATCCATGCAGCAGAAGGCCCCGGTCCACCGAGCCGGGGCCTCACCACCGTCCTCTACCCCGTCGATCTCCCCATCGCCGCCCGCGTCCAGCTCCTCGCCGACGCGCTCGCTGCTTGAAAGGCCCGCCATGCTCACCCAGACCACCGCGCTGCCCACCGCTCCCGCCAAGCTGGCCGACCTGCTCCTCGCCCCCACCGCCGACACCAACGCCCTTCACCGGCAGCTTGCCGACCAGATCGGCGGCCGGCCCGCCCGCCAGATCCTGGCCGCCGCCCACCAAATCGCAGCCGACCGACTGTGGAACGCAACCGCCTGACCCCGCTCTACTGGGGCCGTCGACCCGTCGCGGCCCCAGCCTCGAACAAGGGAGAAACCCATGTACCGCATCGCCATCGTCCGCAAAGGCCAGGCCGCAGACCGCCGCACCTGCGACGGCCGCGGCGAACTCCGCGACATCGTCTGGGAAGTCATCCGCGCCGAAGGCAGCACCATCACCGACGCCGACCATGGTCCGCTCATGCAGCTCATCGGCAACGCCCGCAACCTCGCGGACAACGAGGGGTTCGCCGCACTGGAGTTCGGGACCACCGGGATTACCATCCGTCCCGGCCCGATTCCCGCGCCGACGGTCCCCGGCGGCGGATTCTAACCAGCCGCACCCACCACCCGCCCGACCACCAAGGAGAACCCGTATGGGACGCGAAATCCGCCGAGTACCCCTCACCTTCGATTGGCCCCTCAACAAGGTCTGGGAGGGCTTCCTCAGCCCCGCCTCCCTCGACGGGGAAAAGTGCCCCGACTGCGAGGACGGCTACTCACCCCAAGCCGACAACCTGCACGCCCTCTGGTACGGACACATTCCCTTCGACCCCACCAGCACCGGATCCACCCCGTGGCGCGCCGACACCCCGGCAATCCGGGCCCGAGCCGAACGCAACGTGGCCGACGCCCCGGACTACTACGGAAGCGGAGAGGGTGCCATCGCCCGCGAGGCGCAGCGGCTGGCCGACCACTTCAACAGCGGATGGCTACACCACATCTCTCAAGACGACGTTGACGCGCTCATCGCGGCCGGGCGACTCCACGACTTCACCCACACGTGGACCCGCGAGGACGGCTGGCAGCCCGAGGACCCGCCCGTCACGCCCACCGCCGCCCAGGTCAACGAATGGTCCCTGTCCGGCTTCGGCCACGACGCCATCAACGCGAGCGTTGCGGTCAGCGCCCGCTGCGAGCGTGAGGGCGTCAACCCGACCTGCCAGACCTGCGACGGCCACGCCACAATCGAGGCTTACCCCGGCCAGCGCGCCGACGCCGAAGCATGGGAGCCCACCGACCCGCCCGCAGGTGACGGCTGGCAGCTGTGGGAGACCGTGTCCGAGGGCTCCCCGGTCAGCCCCGTGTTCGCCACCGCCGACGAGCTGGCCGCGTGGATGTCCGACCCGGAGCGCGGCGACCGCTGGGTCCCGGCTGCCGTGGCCGCGAATTTCATCGCCGACGGCTGGGCGCCAAGCTTTGTAGGAACCGCCAGTGCAGGTTTCGTGTCGGGTGTCGAGTGGGTCGGCACCCAAGACGACGCCTGACCCCGCCGTACGCTCGAACCGCCACCACGCAACCAGGAGAACCCGCATGACCGACACCCGCTCATTCGCCCTCGCCGACGTCCTCTCCATCACCACCCCCGCCCTACTCTCCCGCCGCGGCATGGACGGACTCGGCGACCTCCTCAACTACATGACCGGCGACACCCTCAAGACATGGCAGTTCCTCCGCGCCGCCGACGAATGCACCGCCGCCCTCTGCGCCCAACACCCCTTCCTCGCCGACCTCCAGCCCCCGCAGGGCCTCGACAAGCCGGACCTCTACGCGTGGCTCGTCGAAGCCGAACGCACCCACGGCGGCCTGATCCGGGTGACGCCACTCGCCGACTGGCAGCACCAGGACCCGAGCACCGAGCTCCTCGACCGGATCCACCTCGCGCGACTGCGCACCACCGAGTCCGAGCCGCCGCAGGACTGACCCCGCTACGCCGAAGGCCCCGACCCCTCACGAGGTCGGGGCCTCACCCATTCCGCCCCAGATCCGTAACAGGAACCCACCCTCCCATTCACACCACACCCACATCCGATAACGTGCCCCATCCCACGACACACCACACCATGGGGGGATCCATGAGCCAGCCCTACCCGCCCCAACAGCCCTACGGCTACGGCACCCCGCCACCTCCACCGCCGAAGAAGAACAGCACCGGCAAAATCATCGGCATCGGATGCGGCGGCATCGTCGGCCTCATCGTCGTGATCAGCATCATCGGAGCGCTCGTCAGCAGCGGCGACGACAGCAAGAGCGACACCGCCTCCACAGCCACGAGCAGCGCACCCGCCGCCCAGAACACGGACCCCGCGCCGGACAAAACCAGCGAGACCCCCGCCGCCGAGGAGCCCAAGGAAGACGCACCCGTCGCGATCACCGCGAAGAAGACGACGTTCGCAAAGAGCATCCTCGCCGACAGCAGCAAGTACACCAGCGTCCTCGTCACCATCACCAACAACAGTGACAAGCCGATCAGCGTGAACCCGCTCTGGTTCACCATCACGGACACCGCCGGCACAAAGCACACAGCGGAAATCGGTGTCGACGAGAAGCAGATCGACACCGTAGAGCTGGCCACCGGCGAGAACATCTCCGGCACCATCACCGGGAAGGGCGCCTTCACTGCCAAGTACGTGACCTACGTCGACGGGTTCATCGGCGACCCGGTCCGCGCAGACCTGTCCTGACCGTTCCCCACTGGCTGGCCCGACTCGCGCCCACACAGGGCCGGGTCAGCCCGTGCTGTCTCCGGAAGATCACCACCGCGTTCCGGGCCACAATCCACCCATGAGCGCCTACCCGGCCCGCTGCCCCGCCCGCAACCTCAACGGCCGCATGTGCGACAAACCCGCCGGCCAAGGCACCCACCATTTGGGGTACGGAACATGCATCTGGCACCGGGGCGGACACCGCAACGTCGAGGAGGCATGGACCATGGCGCAAGAGATCGCAGCCGAACGCGACATCACCCCGCACGAAGCGCTACTCGGCCTCGTCCGCACAGCCGCCGCACGAGCAGCATGGACCGACAACATCATTTTCCAGCAGCTCCGCGACCACGCCGACGGCGGCGGCGACCCGCTGAAACCACCGGACGAACTGGTGCCCTGGCTGCGGCAGTCCCGTGAGGAACGCAGGCTCGCCGCGACCACCGCCAAACTCGCCGTCGACGCAGGGGTGATGGTCGCATTGGAACGCAGGCTGGACCTGGAAGGCGAGCTGGTGGCCGCGGCCCTGTCCGCTGCGCTGGACGCGGTGGAGCTGACGCACGAGCAGCGGGTGGCCGCGCTCGGCGCCGCGCAGCAGCACCTGATGCTGGCCGGGGGAGACACGGCCGCAGCCTGACGGCCGGAATGATCACCCGGAATGCGCTGGCACCCTGCCGCGCATGCTCCTCACCCAGGACGGGCTACGCGCCCTCGAAGGCTTCACCCTCTGCGCCGCACCGCTATACGACGAGGACTTCAACCGCGTCGAAGGCAACGACGGCATCATGCTCACCTGCCACCACGGGCACGAGCACTTCTGGCAGAAGCACTGGCCCGGACATGTTGCCGCACCGCGCCTCCGCGACCTGGTCCTCGTAGCGCAGTCGCACTGGGAGCAGGAGCACCGCGAGACGCAGGCTGAGAACGCGGAAGCCGAGGTGGCCAAGTGAAGCGCCTGCTCCTCACCGGGGCGTCTGGGTTCGTCGGCGCCACCGTCCTCGCCCACGTCCTCACCCACACGGACTGGCATGTGACGTGTCCGGTGTCGTACCGGCACCACGGCGACGGCGCCCGCATCAACGCCGTCCTCGACGCCCAGCCCGACGCCCGCGCCCGGGTCGACGTCATCGCCCACGACCTGGCACTCCCGATCACGCCGATCCTCGCCGACCGGATCGGCCCGGTCGACTACGTGTGGAACATTGCCTCCGAATCCCACGTCGACCGCAGCCTGTCGGACCCGGTGTCGTTCGTGCGGAACAACGTCGAACTCCAGCTGAACATGCTGGAGTACGCCCGCCTCGCGAAGCCCCGCATGTTCCTGCACATGTCGACGGATGAAGTGTTCGGGCCGGCCGAGCCGGGCTACCGGCATCACGAGTGGGACAGCATCCGCCCGTCGAATCCGTACGCGGCCAGCAAGGCGGCGCAGGAAGCGATCGCGTACTCGTACTGGCGCGGGATGTCTGTGCCTTTGATCATCACCAACACGATGAACCTTCTTGCACCTGCGCCACAGGCCGCGGAGAAGTTCATTCCGAAGATCGCCCGCGCCATCTTCGGCGGCGAGAAGCTCACCGTCCACGCCTCCCCGGACGGCGCCTCCGGGTCACGCTGCTGGGTTGATGCCCGCGACTTCGCCGCCGCCTGGCTGTGGCTCACCGAGCATTTCGACGGCGACGAACGCCTCACCTACTACCCGACGATGCCCACCGGCCCGCTCAGGTACAACATCGTCGGCGAGGAGGCCACCAACCTCGACGTGGCGCTGCGGATGGCGGAATCGGCCGGCCGCACGCTGGACTACGAGCTGGTCGACTACCACTCGCAGCGGCCGGGCCACGATCACCGGTATGCGCTCGACGGGTCGAAGCTCGCCGAACTGGGGTGGCCCGGCCCGCGGCCGCTGGATGACACGCTGTCGGACATCGTGAAGTGGTACGCCGACAACCCGCAGTGGCTCACCACGTGAGCACGCCAGTCCCCGGAGAGGGGCCCCACCGGCGGGCGGCTAAAGGCTGTCTGAACGACACCGCGAAGTGCCTCGACGAGATCCCAATCGGCCGCGTGAACACCGACGTGATGACGGCGCACGCGGCGAAATCCCAAGTCTTCGCCACAGCCGCTGTCGCCCACGCCCTGCTGGAACTCGGCGATGTCCTGCGCGCCACGCTGCGCGGAGCAGCCGATGAGTGACATCTTCCGCGCCGCGGTGATTCCGACGCGGGACCGTCACGACCTGCTCGCCGACTGCATCAACTCTGTGGTGGATCAGGTTGACCGGGTCATCGTTATCGACAACCTCTCTGATCCGCCGATCGATCCGGAGCCGTGGCACGGCAAGGTCGGCGTGGTCGCGATCCCGATCGACCCGCCGAACATCAGCACCCTGTGGAACGTCGGCCTTGCGCTCGCCGACGCATCCGCCCACGCCGAGCAGGCCGACCGGTGGGACATCGCCGTCCTCAACTCCGACGTCACCGTCCCACCCGGATGGATCGACGGCCTGTCCACCGCGATGCGCTCCACCACCGCGGTCCTCGCCTACCCCGACCAGCACGGCGGCCGACACCAGATCCTCCACACGAAGGCCGAGCCGGTGGACCTGCGGACTCGGATCACGGGCTACGCGTACCTGCTGCGCGGCGAGGCAGGGCTACGCCTCGACGAGACCCTCGCGTGGTGGTACGGCGACGACGACCTCGACTGGCGTGCCCGCGAGCAAGGCGGCGCGCTCCTCGTACCGGGCCTGGCCGTCGAACACCGCTGCCCGAACGGCTCGATGTACGAACGGCCGGAGCTGAAGACCCAGGCAGGCCGGGACCGCGAGACCTTCAAAGCGAAGTGGGGCCGCACCCCATGGTGAACAGGAGCACAAGTTGAAGATTGCAGTAACCGGCGGTAAAGGCCTCCTCGGCCAGGCCACCATCCAAGCAGCCGAAAACGCCGGCCACGACGCGTGGGCGTTCGACCGCACCCAAGGCCTCGACATCCTCAGCAGCCTCGACGCACTCGACGGCGCCGACACAGTCATTCACCTGGCCGGGATGCTCGGCACCTCCGAGCTGTTCGACACCCCAGAGCAGGCAGTCGACGTCAACATCAAGGGCGCGCTACGGATCCTGCAATGGTGCCGAGAACACGACGCCGCATATGTCGGCATCACGATGCCCGACGTGTACCCGTCGGTGTACACCGCGACGAAAGTCTGTGCGCAGCGGCTGGCCACCGCCTGGCATGTGGCCTTTGGGCTGCCAGTCAGCCATGTACGGGCGTTCAATGCCTACGGTCCCGGGAGTCACATCGGTCCCGGCTATCCGAAGAAGATCGTCCCGACGTTTGCGCGTTCCGCATGGGCCGGAAAGCCGCTCCCGGTGGTAGGCAACGGAGAACAAATCGTCGACCTGATCCACGTCGATGACGTGGCCCGGATGCTGATTGACGCGACACAGCACGGCGACAACCCAGTGTTCGAAGCCGGCACCGGGCAGCCGGTCACGGTCAGCGAAGTAGCGCACAAGGTCCTCGACATCACCGGCAGCACGGCCGGGATCGAGTACCAGCCGATGCGGCGCGGTGAAATCCCGGTGCAGGTCGCTGCGACCGGGGAGGGCTGGGACCGCTTGGACTGGCGGCCGCGCCTGGATTGGGACCGGTTCGCGGAGGCCGTGGAGTCGTACCGGTGACGGAGCGGATCTCCGCTGACTCGTGGCGGAAGCACAAGGGGCACGTAGCCCGCTACCAGTACGCCTCGCAGCATGTGCGGGCGGGCGAGACAGTAAACGACATCGCGTGCGGGGTCGGCTACGGCTCCGGGTTCTTTCTGCAAGGCCCGTACCGGGGCTACGACCGGCCCGGCGCGCCCGACCAGAGGTTCCCCGGCTCCTTCCACGCAGCGGACCTCAATGACCCCGGGTGGGAGCCCGCGCCGGCGGATGTGACGGTGTGCTTCGAGACGCTGGAGCATGTCAAGGATCCGGCCCGGCTGGCGCAGGTGATTTCCCGTACGACACGCAGGTTGATCGTCGTGTCGGTGCCGGTGGTGCCGACCAGGCACATCAACCCGTACCACTTGCACGACTTCACCGCCGAGGAGATCCCGCCGCTGTTCGACGGGTTTGAGATCGCTGATGAGTGGCCGCAGCCGGAGGAGCTTGCTCACGTGTGGCTGTTCGAACGGAGTAGCAATGCCTGACATTGCGATCATCACCGCGGTCTATGACGCTTTCGACACGGTCAAGCCCGTCCTGCCGCAGACCGGTGCGGATGTGGAGTGGATCCTCGTCACCGACACGCCTCCGGACGCCGAGGCCGCGCAGGGCTGGACGGTGGTGCATGAGGCGCGGCCGGACATGCTGCCGGTGCGGGCGGCGAAGGCGGCGAAGTTCGAGCCGTGGAAGTACACGGCCGCGGCCGCGAGTATCTGGGTGGACGCCTCGTTCCGTGTTGTCTCGCCTCGGTTCGCAGTCGAGGCCATGGAGTATGCGAAGCCGATTGCGCAGTTCGTGCATCCGTGGCGGGACTGCCTGTATGCGGAGGCGATAGAGATTGCTGCGCTCGGCATGGACCCGGATGGTGTGGCGGCGTGGCAGACGCGCCGGTACCGGGAGGCCGGTCACCCGGCGGGGTGGGGGTTGTGGGCGGCCGGCGTCATCGCCCGTCGGCATACGGCCGGGGTGAAGCGGATGGGTGCGGCGTGGGCGCGGGAGGTGGCGGGCGGGTCGGCGCGGGATCAGGTGTCGCAGCCGCACGTCCTGCGGGAAGCGAGGCTGCGCCCGGCCAGCTTGCCGGGTACGCATCTGGCGAACGCGTGGCTGAAGTACGAGGGGAGCGGACGGCATTGAGCGGCGGCGACGAATGCCCCAAGGGTGGCGAGCATGACTGGGTCAAGCCGCACCCGCTCCCGGCAGATCACAAGTACGAGTGCGCCGCATGCGGGCACTACGACCTCGACGACTACATCTAGTGAGGCACGAATGAGCGAGCAAGTACCGAGCGTTGGCCGAATTGTCCACTACACGAGCTACGGCACACCGGGCGGCGAGTACGGCCAAGAGTGCCGGGCTGCCATCGTGACTGAGGTCGGGCCCGACAACGGCACCAGCTTCCCGAACCTTGGGCTGTGCGTCCTCAACCCGACCGGCATGTTCTTCAACCGGGATGTGCCTGCCGGGGGTAACGCCGACGGTGGTACGTGGCACTGGCCGGAGCGTGTCGGATGAGACTGGAGATCGGCGGCGGGAAGCTCCTGTCAGCAGGCTGGACCAACCTCGACCCCAACCACGGCACCGGCGACTGGCGGCGCCTCGCACAAGACACGCCCTGGCCCACCGGCGACCACACGGTAGAGGCCATGCGCGCGAGCCACGTCATGGAGCACATCCCCGCCGGGACTGAGCGGATCGCGGTTCTCAACGAAGCCCACCGCGTCCTGCGCCCCGGGGCCGTGTTCGAGATCCGCGTACCCAACGCCCTGTCCGGAACCTGGCACGCCTACGCCGACCCGACGCACGTCTCCTTCTGGTGCGTGGAGTCGTTCCACTACCTCGACGGTTCGAAGGCAGCCCACGCCGACTACGGACTCCTGCCGTGGAAGACGATCGAACTCCGCATTCAAGGCGACAACGAGGTCTTGTGGAAGGGGGTGCCGCGATGAGCGCCCGCGACGCTCTCATGGGCGCGCTGTGGGACAACTACACCATGGCCGAGAAGAACGCGTTCATCGACGCCTTCGCGCACGAGCTGGCGGAGAAGCAGCGGGCTGCGGCCAAATCCGAGTTCGACCGGGATGTCTACATCGACGAACTCAGCATGCAGTTCACGGGCAAGGTGATCGACCTCATCGACCCCGAGGCGCAGAAGCCGTGACCGAACCTGACGTCACGGTCGTCGTCCCCTACCACGCGGCCCGCGTGAAGAACGGCATGCTCAAACGCGCGGCCGACTCCGTCAACGCGCAGACCGCACCCCACCACCTGATCGCCGTCGAAGACACCCAACGCCAGGGCGCCGGTGCCACCCGGCAACGCGGCCTCGACCAAGTCGCCACCGAGTGGACCGCGTTCCTCGACAGCGACGACGAGATGGACCCCACCCACCTGGCGCAGCTCCTCGCCTGCGCCGAGACCACGAGTGCCGACTACGTGTACCCGTGGTTCCGCGTGAAGGGCGGCCGCGACCCGTTCCCCATGTTCTTCGGCAAACCCTGGGACAACGCCCACCCCCACTCCACCACCATCACCATCCTCGTCCGCACCGAACTCGCACAGCAGGTCGGCTTCCGGAATGTGGCAGGCGAGGACTTCACGTTCACGAAGGACTGCATCATCGCCGGGGCAAAGATCGTCCACCTACCGGTTCGTAGCTGGACGTGGGTCCACCATGGGCGGAACTCCTCCGGCCGACCCGACCGTGGCGACGCCCGCAACCGCTGATACCCAGCATTCGCCGGACCGGGCAACGTATCGTGATCCCATACGCGGCGACACTCGCGCCACTGATCGGAGGGCAACGCATGAAGGTCAGACTGTCCGCCTACCTAGACGGTCCGCGATCCCTGAACCGCGAGCTGCCCGCGGACTGGTGGTCACGCACCGAGGACCAGCGGGCCGAGTGGATCAACGAGTACAAATCGGATCTGGTTGAAATGCTGCGCCAGAACACGCTGGCATACGAATGGGAACCCGGGTGGGAAGGGCTGCTACACGGAGAAGGCCCGGACGACCTCGATAACTGAACTCGCCGCTGCTGAGTGGCGCCCCTGTGCGCTTCTTCCCGGGGGCGCCGACGGGTCAATGGGGCATGCACAGCCCTGGAGCACGTCCAGCACACGAGGCACCCACCAGACCACGCTCCGGAACGCGACAGCCCCCACACCCCCGACAATCCCGGCATGGGCACCAACGACAGGGCGACAGTAGCGGCACGCGCCGCCGCCCTCCTCGGCGCCCAACTCACCCCACGCTGGACACCACTACCCCACCAAGTACCGCCCCCCGGCAACTGGTATGGCTGGCTCCTCCTCGCCGGCCGCGGCGCCGGCAAGACCGACGCCTGCGCCGAATACATCGCCCGCCACATCGCCGGACCACCCTGCCTCCCGGGCCCGGTACCCCACTGGGTCGGCATCATTGCGCCCACCCAGGGCGACGCCGTCACCGCCTGCGTGTCCGGGCCGTCCGGTATCAAAGCCCATGACCCCACCGCCGTCGGCCCGATCACCACGGCAGGCGGCACCGTCGTCCGCTGGCCCAACGGGAGTCAGGCCAAGCTGTACGGGGCGAATAGTCCGGAAGATGTGGAAAGGCTCCGCGCTGGGGGCAATACCTGCGTGGCCTGGTTGGAGGAATTTGCCGCGTGGCGGCACATGCAGGACGCCTTCGACCAACTCCGCTTCGGCCTCCGCTCCGGTCCGCGCCCACACTGGGTCGCCTCCACCACCCCGAAGCCCAAACCCCTACTGAAGCGCCTCATGCAAGGCGAGATCCCGAACGTCGTCACCACCACGGCGACCATGTACGACAACCCACATCTCCCGCAGCACATCCGCGACATGCTCGAAGACGCCTACGCGGGAACCGACCTCGGCGAGCAGGAGCTGTACGGCCGACTCCTCGACGAGATCAAGAACGCCCTATGGCGAAGGAAGTTCCTCGCCGCCGGCCGCATGCGCCTCGACGACCTGCCGGACCTCATCCGCCGAACGGTCGGCGTCGACCCTTCCGGCGGCGCAGGGGAGCAGGGCATCGTCGTCACCGCGAAGTCGGGGCTTCTGCTACCCGGACTGCTGCCCGGCCCCGAGCTGGACCCCGACGAACCGGCCCCGGTCGGTGCACCACGCCCGCAGCCGCACGGCTTTGTCCTGGACGACCGGTCGTGCCAGCTCCCGCCGGAGGGCTGGGGGCAGCGCGCGGTACAGGCCGCGATCGACTGGGAGGCCGAGGACGTGGCGGTAGAGGTCAACTACGGGGGGGACCAAGCGATCGCCGTGATCCGCACAGCGATGGAGAAACTCGGGGTGGATATCCCGATCCGGAAGGTGCGCGCGTCGCAGGGCAAGGCGATCCGTGCACAGCCAGTGGCCGCGCTCAGCGCTCAGGGCCGGTGGCATCACGCGGGCACATTCCCGGAATTGGAGGACCAGCTAGCCACGTGGTACCCGGAGTTGGGCTGGTCGCCCGATCGCCTCGACGCACTCGTATGGGGACCATGGCATATGAAACTCGTGGGCACGATGACGCACGGCCAGGGTTCGTTGGGCGGGGATCTGGCCAGAAAGCAGATTGTCGGGGGGCGGCTACGGTGACGGGCATGAGCATCTGGAGAACGGTCGGCCACGACGGGCCGGAGGTCGTTGGGATCCCAGACGAGACGGACGCCGTGCACTATCGAGGCGGCGGGGAGGCCACCGCCACCGTCGACGTCGCCGTGACCAGCATGCACGGCGGGGTGCGCCTCGGTATCGAGTTCGATGGCTCGACGAAGGATGTCCTCCTCGACCGGGAGAACGTGGCGCTGTTGCGTGACCGGCTGACGGTCGTACTGGAGGGTGAGTCGTGAGTCTGTGGTTGCTGCTGCTCGTGATGGCGCTCGCGGTGTACCGGCTTACCCGCTTGGTCGTGGCTGACACGTTCCCGCCGGTGCTGTGGCTGCGTGACCGGCTTGTCGGTGGGTGGCGTGAGCCGACGATGAAGGAGCAGCATCACGATGCGTTCCCGACCGGGGAGGTCGAGGAGGGCTGCTTCAAGAGCATTCCAAACCTGGGCATGTTCGGGCTGCTCGACGGTGAGTTGCAGATTTACGGCCGCCGGTGGAAGTGGTCGCCGTTCTGGTTGGCTGATCTGTTGTCGTGTCCGTTTTGCGCGTCGGGGTGGATTGCTGTCGGGGTGACGGCGGGTGTGTGGGCCACGGTCGGTCTGCCGGTGCCGCTGCTGGTGTGGCTGGCGGTGTGGGCGGTGGGCGGCCTGTTGGCGTCGCAGGAGTGGGCGTGACGCCGGAACGCGGGCCGGAGACGGGCCCGTAGCATTCAGGGTGTAGGAGCCGGGCCTTCGGGTTCCGGGGTGGTGGCGCACAGGGGCCGTCCGCAGTGGGCATGCGGACGGCCCTCGCTGCTGCTCGGGGTGTGGGAAGGGGCCGCCTCCGTAGAGACGGCCCCACCAAGAAGAGCCACGCCACGCCCTGCCTTGCCTCGCCCTGCCGAGCCATGCGCTGGTCAGCTTAACGGCGAAGGGCTCCACCGAAGTGGAGCCCACCAAGAAGAGCCTTGCCATACCACGCAATGCCGAGCCGAGCGCTGCCCAACCGAGCGCTGCCTTGCCATGACCAGCCAAGCGGAGGCTAGCCCGAGGGCTTCACAGTACCGCCAGAGCCGTCATTCTGAATACATCTCTTCTTTCGGAGTGACACATGACGGTATATATTCGCGTGGTGCCACCGGCACGCTCGGCGTGGCACTGCCCGGCAAGCTGAGGCATGGCATGGCCTGGCGGGGCACGGCGGGTCATGGCTAGTCAAGGCCAGGCGGGGTAAGGCACGGCGCGGCTCTTCTTGGCTTGGTTCCCACCACCACACGGCACGGAGGACACCGAATGCAGTTCCGCATCACCATCACTGGCACCGCCGAACTCCTCATGCACAACGCCCGCTTGTCCAACCCCATTGACCCCGCAGCCAAAGCGATGAAGGCCGTCACCTCCAAGCGCGTCAAGACCGACGACGACCACGAGGAGTTGGCCCGCCTCGAACACCTCGGCTCGCTTTACTACGACCCCGAGATCGGACCGTTCGTCCCCGGCCAGAACATCGAACGCGCTCTCGTCGACGCCGCCAAGGTCACCAAGTCCGGCGTCAAGGTCACACGCGGCGTGTTCATCTCCACCAACGTCAACCCCCTCGCCTACAAGGGGCCGCGCGACATCGACGGCCTGTGGGCAGACGAGAACTTCCGGCACATGGCATCCGTCAAGGTCCAGCAGAACCGCGTGATGCGCTGCCGCCCCATGTTCCGGACCTGGCGCACCGAGGCGGAAGGCACACTGGACACCCGAGTTCTGTCCCTCGAAGAACTCCAGGGCATCGCGGACACGGCAGGAGCGATGATCGGTCTCGGTGACTACCGCCCCCGCTACGGCCGCTTCACTGCGGAGGTAACCAAGCTGTGAACGGCGTCAAGACCCGCGTGGACGTCCTGTACGAGCTGTTCCAGCGTGCAGACCTAGTCACTTACGAGCAGGCCGCAGAAGCCCTTGGGCTCGACCCGATACAGGACCGGAAAGCCATCCGGGACACCATGGGACGCGTCAGAAGGAAGCTGCTCGCCAGGGATGGGCGGGCGCTCCGTTCCGTCCCAGACGTCGGCTACCGGATCGCTGAACCGAACGAGCACATCACCCTGTACCGCGAGCGTAAGAAGCGTGGGACAAATCAGCTCGTGACGGGTCGCGACGAGCTGAAAGGCACTGACCTTTCGAGCCTGACGCAGGAGGGCCGGGATGCTGTCCTGGCGGAGAGTGTCGCGGCATCTCGGATCATCGACTTCATCGTGTCGACGGATCGTCGCTTGCGGAAGCAGGAGGCGAAGATCGATGAGATCAAGGGTGAAGTGACCCGCAACGCCGAGGAGTCTGCGGAGATCAAGAAACGCCTCACCCAGTTGGAACAGCCTGGGTAGAGGTTGCGGCCGGACATGGCGTGACGTGTCCTGGCACGGTGCGGCCGGACATGGCGGGGCAAGGCCGGGCGGGGCGCGGCGCGGCGGGGCTTCTCTGGGTGGGCCCCCACCTTCGGGTGGGGGCCCTTCGCCATGCCCGGAATGATCTTCTCGGCCGCGCTCTTACCCTCCCCTCGCAGACCGCGAACAGGGAGACCCGGATGGCCTGGTGGCACACCTTCACCCGACGCGGCACACCCACGCCCACACCCCTCCCCACCCACACCGAACAGCAACCCAACGCAATCACCGCCGCCGCAGCACCCGTCTCCAGCCCCCGCACCGACCTCATCCGCAACACCGACGGCTGGCAAGAAGAAGTCTGGGGATTCCACGACACCCTCGGCGAATTCCGGTACGCCACCGACTGGGAAGCCAAACGCTTCTCCCGCGTCCGCCTCTACGCCGCCAAGCTGGAGCCAGGGGCCGACGAGCCCGTACGCGCCAAGGCCGGAACCGCCGTCGACCTCATGACGGCGTTCGCTGGTGGCCCCGCCGGACAAGCGCAGATCATGGGCGGCCTCGCCACGCAACTACGGGTCCCCGGCGAGGGCTACCTCATCGTCGAGAGCGTGAGCGGTATCGAGCAGTGGTCGGTGCGCTCCATCGACGAAGTCCGTGCCGCACGCCAGCGGTACGAGGTCATCGACGAGAACAGCCCGCAGTCCGGCAACAACTGGCGCCCCCTCGCCCCCGACTCGATGGCACCGATCCGGGTATGGCGGCCGAACAAGCGCTGGCACCACATCGCCGACAGCCCCACCCGCGCCGCGCGTTCCACGATGCGGGAACTGGAGTTGGTGAACCGGCACATCGTTGCCCAGTACCTGTCGCGGCTCGCGTCCGCCGGTGTCGTCATGTTCCCGTCGGAGGTCACCTTCCCGCAGAAGGAGGAGTTCGCCGACGCGCCGGACCCGTTTGTCGCCGAGTGGATCGAGAACGCGAGGGTCGCGATCGATCAGCCGGGCACCGCCAGTGCCGTGATCCCGATGCCGATCAAGGTGCCTTCCGAGCTCGTCGAAAAGATCAAGCATCTCGACTTCACCCTGAAGATCGACGAGAAGATCATCGAGAAGCGGGACAGCGCCATCAAGCGCCTCGCCTCCCAGCTCAACGTGCCCGCCGAAGTCCTACTCGGCATGGGCGATTTGAACCACTGGAACGCCTGGAGCAGCGACGAAACCAGCCTCAAAGTCGACGTCGCCCCCGACGCCGAACTCATCTGCCAGGCCATGACCACCGGCTACCTCCAGCCCCGCCTCAAAGCATCCGGCGTCGAAGACTGGGCGAACTGGGTCATCTGGTACGACATGTCAGAACTGACCCTGCGCCCCGACCGGTCAGACGACGCCATCGCCCTGTACGACCGCCTGGAACTCAACGGCGCAGCCCTCCGCCGCGAAACCGGATTCAACGAAGCCGACAAGCCGACCAACGAGGAACTCAAAGAGCAGGCCCTCAAGGTCATCATCCACACCCTGCCGTCCGGCGCCGGTAGCGCGCTCACCGAACTCATCGGCGAGCAGGTCACCATCGCCGCGACCGCACCCATCGCCCCCGGCGAACAACCCGAGCCGGAGCCCCCGCCGGAAGACCGCACACCACCCGACCCCGACATTGCACGCGAGGCGACCGCGCAAGCCCGCGAGGACCGCATGGTTGCGCAGGCCCGCGAGCTGCACGCCGTCCGGTTCACGGTCGGCCGGCCTACGGAGCTGCTGCACCCGGCGGCGTGTTCGCAGCACGCCTACTCCTGCCCGTTCACGCACGCCGCATTGAAGCTCGCCGACCTGCCGAGGCCCGGGACGTCGGGTGTGTATGAGGCGCGCCTGGATCCGTTCGGCCGGTTCACGATCGGCCGGCATGCGCCGCTGATGGACACGTCCGGCTTCTTCTCGACGATGACTCGGAGCAGTAATGGATTCGCTCGCAGCCGCGGCTGACGGCTCGCACATGTCGGGCGCGATGGTGGCGCTGATGCCGACGCCGGAGGATGCGGCCCGGCTGGCGATCGAGGGCGGCGAGGACGCGGAGCAACTGCACCTGACGCTGTACTTCCTCGGCGACGACGGCGACGCGTGGACCGAGGACCAGCAAGCAGAGCTGATCGGCAGCCTGCGAGCGCTCGCCGCCTCCCAACTATCCGGGCCCATCACCGGGTTCGCGTTCGGTGCGAACCACTGGAACGCAGGCAGCGACTCCCCGTCGTGGGTGTGGGCCGTCGGCGACGACCGCGACCGGGAGGCCGACGCACCCTCACTGGCCGCCGCGCGCACGGTCACCACGATGGCGCTGGAGGACATCCACGAGCGGCCGTATCTCCCTGTGCAGCACTCGCCTTGGGTGCCGCATATCTGTGCCGCGTACTCCGATGAGCTGGACCTCATCATCGCCCTGGAGGAGCGCCTCGGACCGGTCGTCTTCGACCGGATCCGGGTGGCGTTCGCCGGGGACTACACCGACATCCCCCTCGGCGGCGCGGTGACTGCGGCGGCCGAGTGCACTTGCCCTCCGCAGGCTGCAGCCGAATCGGACAGCGATCCGGACTGTCGGCACCATGCGTACAACATCCTGATCGCCGCCGGGGCGTCACTGCGTCGTCAGCCCACCGAGTTGGAGCTCGCCTCCCGCGTCGACTTCGCCGCCATGGACAAGGCCTGGCACGAAGCCGTCGACAGCACCGTCGAAGCCTGGGCCGACATCCAGACCGCGATGCGAGCCGAGGTCACCGCCAGCATCCAGGCCGCAGCCGAAGCCGACGACTTGGACAGCCTCGACGGCCTCACCATCGACACCGCTGACGGCGCCGCCCTCCTGATCGCCCGCATGATCGCCTACGCGCGGGAGGCAGGCGAGCAGCAGCAGGCCGAGGCCGAAGCGCAGGGCGTCAGCGTCCCGGAGTGGTCGCTGGACGATGAGGCGATCACCGCAGCTGCGATCCGGGACCGGCTGCGGCAGATCGGCCGGACGGCCGCGCGGGTGCTGGGTGTCGGGCTGGTGCAGTCCGCGGTCCGGCAGGCGATGCGCGTATGGGGCTCCGGGTCGGCGCAGCAGGTGGCGGCGCAGGTCGACGAGCACCTTGCCGGGCTGTCGGGTGCGGCTGTCGAGGAGCAGGTTGGCGGGGCGATGTCGGCGGCCCAGAACGAGGGGCGCCTCGCGGTGCTCGCGGTCGCGCCGGCCGCCCTGCACGTGGCCACGGAGGCGCTCGACCTCAACTCATGTAAGCCCTGCCGCGACATCGACGGCACCGAGTACGACACCCTCACCGCGGCCCGTACCGCTTACCCGTCCGGCGGCTACACGGGCTGTCTCGGCGGCGCGCGCTGTCGGGGCACGCTCGTCACCGTGTGGCCTCAGGACAGCGAGCAGGCCGCCGCCGGAATGATCTTGGCTGCGAGCGCGGCCACAATACCGCCGACCGACCACGAGCAAGGAGGCGGCAGCGTGCCGTACAGCATCGTGCAAGACCACCCGGACTGCGGTGCCGACAAGCCGTGGGCCGTCACCAAGGACGCCGACAACAGCCTGATGGGCTGCCACGACAGCGAGGCCGCAGCCGAGGAGCAGCGCGCCGCCCTGTATGCCGAAGAGGGCGGCATGCCCAACGACATGGACAAGCCCGACGACGAGGACATGGACTACGCAGGCAAGACCGCCCCCTGGCGTGGCCCCCTCGCCATCGAAGGACAGGTCACCGGCGACGGCCGCGAATTCGCCCCCGAAGCCCTCACCTGGGCCGAACTCCCCGTACCACTCCGGTGGAACAAGGAAGACTCCCACGGCGGAGAAGCCCGCACCATCGCAGTCAACGTGGGCCGCATCGACAAGATCTGGCGCGACGGCAGCCTCATCATGGGCGAAGGCGTTCTCGACCTCTCCGACGACGACGGCCGCCGCGTCCACGCCAAGATCGAAGGCAAGTTCCTCCGCGGCGTGTCCATCGACGCCGACTCCATCGCCGACGCCGACGTCGAGTTCGTGTGGCCCGAAGACGCCAACGCCGGAACCGAAGAAGGCGAAGAGGGCGACCTGCTGGAGATGCTGTTCGCCCAGCCGGAGAAAATGATTTTCCACGGCGGACGCATCCGCGCCGCGACCCTCGTCGACATCCCCGCCTTCGCCGAGGCGTACATCGCACTCCTCGACGAGGCCGGCGCGGTCGTGGCCGGAGGGCAGCCCATTGGCGAGGCCGCGCTTCAGCTGGCGTTGCAGGAGATGGGTGCGGTAGGCACCCACACCACCGCCACCTCCGATGGGCCCTGGGACGCAGGCGTGAACGAGAAGCGCATCGACGGCCCGCTGACGGTCGCGAAGGCGCGGGCGGCGTACGGCTGGTACGACGGCGCCGCAGTCTCCGACGGCGAACTGCCGAAGTCCGCGGCAAAGTTCCTGCACCACGAGATCAACGCCGACGGAACCGCGGGCGCGGCGAACCTTGCCGCCTGCTCGGCATCCATCGGCGCCTTGCACGGCGCCCGCGGCGGCACGAGCATCCCGGACGCGGACCGGCGCGGCGTGTACGACCACGTTGCCGGGCACCTGCGGGACGCGGGGCAGGAGCCGGAGCCGTTCCGTTCCCTGCGTTCCGTCACCGCCAGCGCTCCGGCCTCGCATCCGGCGATGACCGGCATGTGGAAGCCTCCCGCCGAGTGGTTCAGTGATCCGGATCTGCCGTTCCACTGCGGGATCGTCGTCACCGACCAGGGGCGCCTGTACGGGCATGCGGCGCCGTGGGGCGCCTGCCATATCGGGTTCGACGGCGAGTGCGTCACCGTCCCGAGGGAGAGTGAGCACTCGCACTACATGACCGGTGAGACGGTCTGTGACGACGGGTCGCGGGTGGCGGTCGGTCAGATCACTGTGGGGACGGGGCATGCGCCGCTGCATTTCGGGGCGCAGCCTGCGGCGGAGCACTACGACAACACGGGCACCGCGGTGGCGGATGTCGCGGTCGGCAACGACAAGCACGGCATTTGGGTCGCGGGTGCGATCCGTCCGAACGCCGACCCTCTGAGTGTGTACGAGCTGCGGGCATCCGGGCGGGTGTCGGGTGACTGGCGGCGTATCGGCGGCCAGCTGCGCATGGTCGGACTGCTCGGGGTCAACGTCGCCGGGTTCCTGGAGGAGGCGAAGATGCGGACGTTGGTTTCCGCTGGGCGGCCTCAGGCGTTGGTGGCGGCGGGTGTTCCGAAGCAGCGGTGGGCCATGTCGAAGGACGAGATGGAGCGTCAGGCCGTGCGGGTCGTGATGCGGATGCTCAGCCGTCGCGTGCACCCGGGAAGGGGGTGAATGGATCGTGTGCAGTTGCAACAAGAGGCGTCGCCCGACACCTCCTCCGCCACCTCCTCCGAGCGTCTGACCTTTACAAATGCCGGTCCGGCCAACCTAATTGACGTTGGCCGGATCGTGTGCTATGCGCTAACCTCGGCGATCAAAGGGCGCCAACACCGCAGGCGCACACCCCTTCACGCCGGAGGACAACGTGCCAGCCGAGGAACTCTTCAGCGCCCCCACCGACCTCACCCTCGTCGGCGACGACGAACTCGCCGCCCTCGAAACACAGGGCATCGCCGAGTTCGAGCGCGTCGAAGTCCTTCAGGACGTCGACCCCGAGACCGTCGGCTACGCGCTGCGCCTCGCCAACGACCTCGACCGCGTCCGCGCCGAACTCCGAGTCCGCGAGGTCCGCGCCCAGGCCAACGCCGAACTCCAGAGCACCCGCGTCGGCGAACAGCTCGCCGCACTCAAGGCCCGCGTCCACGGCGAACCCGCAACCCCCGCCGCCGCCGGCGCAGCCGCCGCGGCCATCGACCCCGAAGCGATCGCCGCCGCCGCCGCACGGGGCGTCACCGCAGGCATGATCGCCATGATGGGCGAACGCCGCGGCAACCTCGACCCCGAGGCCCTCGCACGGCGGGCCACCGCGTCCCTCGCCGAGACTGCCCGGCACGCCCCCGCGCCGAAGGTCCCCGCCGCGAAGCTCGCGGTCACCGCATCGGTGGACATCCCCGGCGTCGCCCACGGCGGTGAACTCCCCACCCTGCGCAGCCTGGCCGAGGTCGTGTCGCGCAAGGCCAAGTCGATGCCGGTCACGCAGGACAACCCGAACCACCAGCTCGTCGCGTCGATCCGCAACGACTTCTCGCACACCATCGACGACCGCACCAGCCCCGGACAGGTCAAGGACCTCATCGAGTTCCTCACCGGCCCCGACAAGCAGCAGGCGTTGGTGGCCGGCGGCGGATGGTGCGCCCCGTCCGAGATCCGCTACGACTTCTTCAACATCGCCTGCGAAGACGGCATGATCGACCTGCCCACCTTCGGCGTCAGCCGCGGCGGCATCCAGTTCCCCGTCTCCCCGAGCCTCGCCGACGCACTCGGCGGCGGCACCGCCTTCGCCGGATTCGCCGCCACCCTCTCCAACACGTCGACGCCGTTCCTGTGGACCGAGGCCGACGACATCGCCGCCGCCACCGGCTCCCCGACGAAGCCGTGCATCCGCGTTCCCTGCCCGGACTTCGACGAAGCGCGCCTTGAGTGCTACGGCTACTGCCTCACCGCAGGCAACCTCACCGACGACGCCTACCCCGAGGCGACGCAGCACATGCTGCAACTCCTCATGTCCGCGCACGCGCACGTCATCAACGCCCAACTGATCGCCCAGATGCTCCTCGCGTCCAGCGCGACCACCACCATCACCGGCGGCGCAGTCACCGACGCAGCAGCCCCCAAGATTTACAACGCGGTCGGACTGGCCGCCACCGACTACCGTGCCCGCTACGGCATGTGCATCGACGACGTCCTCGAAGTCGTCCTCCCGTACTGGGTCCGCGAAGTCATTCGCGGCGACCTCGCCTGGAAGGCAGGCGTTGAACTCCAGGCCGTCACCAACGCGGAGGTCGACTCCTACTTCGTCGCCCGCAACGTCCGCCCGCAGTGGGTCAACGACTGGCAGGTCCGCGGCGCCTCGCAGTTCGGCAACGCCACCGCGATGACGGCTTGGCCGACGACCGTGGACTTCCTCATCTACGCGGCCGGCACGTTCATCCACGGCAACGGCCTGTCCCTGGACCTCGGTGTGATCCGCGACTCGGTTCTCAACGAGACCAACGACCACACCGCGGCCTGGTCCGAGGAGTGCCACCTTGTGGCCCGGGTCGGCCACGAGTCCCGCCGCTACACGGTCGGCTTCAACGTCAACGGCTCCACGTCGGCGCTCCTCACCGGCACTGTCCGCGTCTGACCATCTCAGTGGAACAAGTAGCAGAAGGGTGGTGAGCGCCGGTGGCCGGAGCACGCCAGATCATCGCGCCGCCGACGTTCACCGCCCTGTCGTACGGGCTGTGGGACACCATCCAGCACCCCGCCCCGCCGCCGCACTGGCAGCAGGGCGTCACCTGGATCGAGCACTGCCCCACCGCGGACACGACGTACGACGAATGCCTCGCCGTCACCGGCACCGGGGGCGCACCGCCCGAACCGCCCGCCAAGACCAGCAACGTCGAGCAGACGTTCCGGGGTGCTACCCCGTTCACGGTGTCCGCCGAGTTCGAATGCTCTCCGGTGGGTGTGGGCGAGGCAGGGTCGGTTGCCGCTGATGCGCTGGCCCGGGTGGAGCAGCAGCAGGTAGAGGCGGCGTTCTGGACGGGCACGGCCGGCGGGCAGCCGGTGGTGTTCCCGCATCTTGCGGCGGACGCCGAGGTGCTGGACTCGCAGGACATTGTGCTTCAGCCCGTCGCCTCCCCAGTTGTGACGGGCGCTGATGTGGCGCATGCGCTTGGTGAGCTGGAGCAGGATCTCGCCGCCTGCTACGCCGGGCAGGGCCTTATTCACGTCCCGCGTCTGGCGCTGCCCACCCTCGCTGCCGCCTATCTGGTTGTCGAGCGGGACGGGCTGCTGTACACCCCGGCCGGGAACCGGATCGTGGTCGGCGGCGGCTACACCGGCACCGGCCCCGACGGCGCCGCGCCAGCCGCCGGAACGGCGTGGATCTATGCGACCGGGAGCGCGTTCGGTTACCGCAGTGACGTGTTCTTCACCGAGGTCCGCGACTCCCTGGACCGGTCCGCGAACACCATCCGCATGATCGCCGAGCGCACCTACGTACTCGGCTTCGAGTGCTGCTTGCTGGCGGCGCACATCGTCCTGGGCGTGCCCACCGAGTAGGAGTAGATCACCATGGCAGCTACGTCGACGTGTGCAACTCCCATCAAGGGCACGCACATGCGGATCATCGAACTCGACGCGTGCGGGGTGCCGGTCACCGGCACTGACGGGATGGTCGGTGTCTCGTCCGGTTTCGTGCAGGTCGAGATGGAACCCGACTACGAGGACGGCGAAGAGTTCTTCGAGCGGACCGCCTCCGGGCAGCCGTGCGTAAACCAGAAGGACGACCCCACGTTGAAGCGGATGGGGCTGACGGTGCAGATGTGTGAGGTCAACGTCTCCCTCATCTCGTACATCATCAGCGCCCGCGAACTGGTCACCGGGACACCGACGACGGGCACCGGCTTCGCTGTGGCGGAGGGCAACTCGACAAACCGGTTCAGCCTGGAGGTGTGGCAGGAAGTCGCAGGGTCCGGGGCGTGTGACGCGTCGGGGAACCAGCGGTACATCTACCACGCGTGGCCCAACGTCGGCGCCACCCAGATCGGCTCCTACACCATCGAGAACGGGCGTAGCACGTTCGAGTTCACCTCCGAAACCAGGGGTGCGGGCGCAACGTGGGACACGCTCGTCGGGGAGGACTTCCTCCCTGCCGGTGAGTCGGTGGACACCGACGAGCATTGGGTGTGGAACGTGACCACGACCGCACCGCCGACCGTGGCGTGCGACCCGACGACGCTCGCCGCATAGGCCGCACGCCGTGGCAATGACCCTGCTCCAGGCACACAGCGCGGTCCCCGATGCCCACGGAGACCGCGCTTACGCCGACGCGAAATTCGTACCCCTCGAAGGGGACGTCATCAGCAAGACACGCACCGTGGACAAGCCCACAGACGAACCCAGAACATCGACCACCCTGGAAGACGACACCAGCCTGACAGTTGAGGTCGCCGCAAATGCCAGGTACGCCGTGGACGCCTTCCTCATCGTCGACGGTGACCCCGAGGCGGCCATGAGTCTGACGTTCACGGCCCCGTCCGACGCCTCGGGTTCGTGGACCCCTATGGCACCGACAACGGCCGGGGGGGCGGAAATCCAACTGAAGCCCCTCTCCTTCGGTGAGGGCGCCACCGTCGGCGTCACCACCGAAGGCGTGATCATTCCCCCGCGGGGCTCCCTCGCCACCGGTGCCACCGCAGGAGCGTTCACACTCCGATGGGCGCCGGCCACCACACCCGCCGGGCCGCTTACCTTGCAGGCCGGGTCCTGGCTGCTGCTGACACGTACGGGGTGAGGCGGCATGCCTCTGGCGCAGTACACCGACACCTTCTGGTTCCCCAACGGCAGTCCTGCGGTGAACATTGCTGTCCAGGTGTTTCCGCGCAACTCCAGCATCCCGGCCACTTTGTACACCGACGCCACCGGTACCACCCAGATTGTCAGCCCTGCCACCTCCGGCACTGGCGGGCTGTCGTTCTGGGCCGAGTCGGGCGACTACTGGGTGCACCTGGACACCGAAACTTTCGATGTCACGGTGGGTATGTCGCAGGAGCAGGCCGACCTGTCCACTGGTGTTGCGTCCGGCGGTGAGATCTCCGTCAATGCCCTGAACCCGTCTGCGGTGGACATCACTGAGATGGATGGCTACATCGTCGACTACATCGCAGGCAACCAGGCAGAACCGGTGATCACGCGGGTGAAGACGCCTGCGCAGACGATCCCGATGGATGCTGCCGCACTGGCGAGGGCGGTGACGTGGTGGGTTGCCGACAGTGGCGGGAACATCATCCAGCAGGCAGGCAAGCCCGATCCGGTGCAGCGCCGCACGCACATCATGCTGGGTGTGACCGCGCATACCGGTGGTGTGATCGGTGTGGATCAGACGCTGCCGGTGATCCTGCCGTGGGTGGGTAATCAGCTCGTCGACTTGATGGAGGCGTTGGGGCCGTTCAGCGTTTCCGGGAACGTGATCACCGCGAACGGTGCGAACCTGATGCTGAACCACAGTGCGGGCACGATGTTCGCCCGTGCTTTCAACCACTACTCCAGCGGTGTCCTCACCCGCAACCCGCATATTTCGACGACGCAGGCGCAGACGCCGGCCACTTTCATTCAGATCACCGGTTCGGCGACCACCGCGCCAGCGTTGACGCAGACGGTCGATGTCGCGAACTGGGACAACGCTGGGGTGATCACTCCAGTGGGTGGGGGTACCAACGCTTCAACCATCCTGCGCGTTTTCCTGTTCGCCAACAACAACATCAACTTTCAGTTGATCATCCAGTACGGGCAGGCCACCTACAGCAGCCTCTCTGCTGCGGTGAACGCGATCGGCGCGGCGCCGTTCGTGGTCAACCCGACTTTCAACCCGGGCACCGGCACTTTGATCGCGTGGATTGCCGTGACCCGCACGGCAACCAACCTGTCCGACATCACGCAGGCCGTGATTGTGACGGCCCCCAAATTCGCGACACCCTAGGAGGCTGCGATGCCGGTCATCAACCCGACGCCGCAGGCCACCCCTAGCGGCAGTGGCGGCACTACCGGGCCGTGCGCGGACTGGCCGGTGACGTGGACCTGCGACGTGACCACCCTGAATCCGGCCGTGACCGGGCTCGCCGTGTCGATGGCGACGGAAACCCTGTGGGCGCTGACCGGAATGCGGTTCGGAACCTGCGAAATCACACTCCGGCCGTGCGCCCGCTCATGCGACGACGGCCGCTTCTATGACGACTTCGGGCCCCCGTGGGAAGGCGGCCGCTCCTACCCCCAGCCCGCCCTCATCGGCGGCCTCTGGTTCAACCTCACCTGCGGCTCCTGCGGCGGGAACTGCTCCTGCTCCACCGTGTCCGAGGTGCTGCTGCCGGCGCCGGTCCACACGATCGTGGAAGTGCTGATCGATGGGACGCCGATGGCGAGCGGCGCCTACCGGGTGGACAACCACCGGCTGCTGGTGCGCACGGACGGCGGTGTGTGGCCGCGCTGCAACGACCTGTCGAAGGAGGACACGGAGGAAGGGACTTGGAGCGTCACAGCAACGTACGGTGAGGCACTACCGGACGGGGCGTCCCTGGCTGTGGGCCAGTTGGCGTGTGAGATCGCGAAGGCTGCGGCGGGTGGGGACTGCAAGCTGCCTGCCGGTCTTCAGCAGTTGGTGCGGCAGGGTGTGACGATCTCCTATCCGGATGTGGGGGAGTTGTTCCGGCAGGGCCGCACGGGCTTGTATCTGGTGGACATGCTCGTGTCGACGTGGAATCCGTATGGGTTGCGGCAACGCTCGCGGGTGTACTCCGTGGACCGGCCGTCGGTGCGTAGGGCGGGGACCTGACCATGCCGATGATCTCCGGCCCGTTGAAGTGGTACACCGTCGCCTCCATCATCGAGCAGGCCGTATACGCCAAACTCACCACCAAGCCCGACCGCCACAGCGTGGTGCCGGGTGCGATCGCCTGGGATGAGTGCGACTGCGGACTCCTCGCCGTCAGCGCGGCCCGGATCTTCCTCAGCGAGACGTTCCCCGACGAACTGTCGCGCCGTATCGGCAACGCCTGCGACGCACCCTACGAGGTCGCTGAGGTCGTCATCCAAGTCGTGCGGTGCGCGCCGAACCCGGACGACCCGCTGACCGCTCCCACGACAGCCGAACTGGACGCCTCCGCACAAGAGGTGCTGCGGGACGCGGACGAGATGCTGAAGGGCACCTCGGTGAATCTGTGCGAGATGAACCGGGACCGGGACATCGCCGACTTCATGGTGCGCCCGCTGACCGCGCAGGGCCCGTCGGGTGGCTGCGTCGGCAACGAGCTGCGGGCGTACGTCGCCCTCGGCCGGAACTGACCGGGAGGCCGCCCATGTTCACGGTGTCCACGAGCTTCAATCTCGACCGCACCCGCATACAGCGGATGCTGCGTCTGCCGGGCGGCATCGTCTACCGCGACATGGAACGCAGGCTGCGCCGTGTCGAAACCGAAGCGATCCGCCGCGCGCCCGGAAGCATGGGCTCCACCATCCGGGCGCAGATCCGCCGCGGTCCGGGCGGCGACTTCCAGGGCGTCATCCGGGTGAACCACCCAGCCGCCATCTTCGTTACTGGAGGAACTCGCCCTCACCGCATCACTCCCCGCAGGCAGGGCGGTGTGCTGCGGTTCACGGTAAACGGGCAGGTCGTGTACGCGAGGTACGTCAACCACCCTGGTACAAAACCGAACGATTTTTTGAGGCAGGCGCTGAGGGCGGCTCTCTAACCGCCCGGAATGATCATGCCCGGGGGCGACCTACCGTCCCACCATGACCGAGCCCACCACCAGCGAGCCGCCCGTCAAGGACTTCAGCCGCCAACGCAAGCGGCTCCAGTTCCGCATCGACGACGACCTGTTCGAAGCCGCCCGCGCACTGCCCGGCAAAACCCTCGCACGATTCGCCGCCCGCTTCGCCGACATCGAGAACACCCCCGTCACGCAGCAGCTCGACATCTTCGCCGAAGCCCTCAGCATGGTCCTCCTCCCCGAGTCCAACGCCCGCTTCCAAAAGCGACTGGACGACCTGGAACAGCCCATCGAACTGGAGCAGGCCAGCGACGTCATCACCTGGCTCCTGGAGGAGTACGGCCTGCGCCCTACCGAGCCGTCCTCGGAATCGTCCAGTGGGCCGTCCAGCCCGGCATCTGGCACGAACTCGACGGGCGTGCAGCAGCCGCAGGCTTCGATCCCGGCGACCTTCCAGCCGACCGCTTCCTGAACTGGATTTACGCCGAAATGGTCCAGCGCCTCAGCGTCCGCGAGAACGAAAAGCCCGAGACCGCCCGCCGGCGGTTCGACGGGCAACTCAGCGTGCGCGCATGGACCACCCCCGGCACAGAAGACAAGACGCCTGAGCCGCGTGATTCCAGGGCCCCGTATTGGTGGGACGGCGACGAGGACGCCAGCCAGTCCTTCCTCACCGCAATGGGGGTGACCCTCACGTGAGCACCCCCGCAGGCGGCGGCCTCCTCGGCGATGCGACTATCCGCGTCGACGCCAACACCGACCCCGCGATCCTCGCCCTCAACGGTTTCTCCCGCGACGCACAGGGCCGCATCCGAGACGTCCGCGGCCGGTTCGTTGCCGACGGCACCGTCATCACCCGCTCCCTCACCACCGCGGCCGGAGGCGGCAACCGCTTCAGCGCCAGCCTGCGCGGCCTGACCAGCATCGCCGGGAGCGCCGGCGCGGTCCTCGGCAGGGTGGGTCTCGGTCTTGGGGCCGTGGGCGCGGCGGCCGGAACAGCGGCGCCCCTGCTCGCCGGGATCGTCACCACCTTGCAGAACGTTGCCCCCGCCGGCGCGGTCGCGGTCACCGGAATGCTGGCCGTGACGCAGGCCTCTGCCGCCATCAAGCTGGGCATGGTCGGCGTGCAGGACGCTGTCACCGCCGCGTTCGACACGTCGGAGGACGGGGCGAAAAAGTTCGACGAGGCTTTGAAGAAGCTCGCGCCCAACGCGCGCGCGTTCGCCGTCCAGGTCCGAGAGTTGCAGCCCGCGTTCCAAAAGTTGCAGCAGGGCGTTCAGAACCGGCTGTTCGCCGGGTTCGCCACCGAACTTGAGCGACTGTCCACCAGCGCCCTGCCAGTGTTCCGCGCCAACCTCAACAACACCGCCACCATCCTCAACAGGATGGCCCTCGGCGCAGGCAGCGCGGCCCGCACGCTGGCCACGAACGGCACCCTCGGCAAAGCCATGGCCGGAGCCAACACCGGTCTGTCGAACCTGCGGACGATCCCCGGGCAGGTCGTCACCGCGCTCGGCCAGCTCGCTGCGGCGGGCTCTCCGGCATTCGACAGGCTGACTGCCAGGGCTGCGTCGGCGGCTACGACGATCACCGAGAAGCTGTCGACGGCGTTCAAATCCGGGGCGCTACAGAACGCTGTCGATACGGCGATCGGCCTGCTGAAAGATTTGGGCACCGTAGCCGCGAACGTGTTCTCCGCTCTCGGCAACATCATGGCGCCGGTCCAGGCAGCGGGCGGCGGCCTGATCGGCACGCTGGTGCAGATCACGGGCGCCCTCAAGTCGGCGACGGGCACTGAGCAGTTCCAGGCTGCGATCAGTTCGCTGGCCAACGTCATGGGTACTTTGGCCCGCACCGTGGGTCCGCTACTCGGGCAGGCGCTGGCCAGCGTCGCCCCGATCTTTATCGCACTCGGTCCACCCGTTCAGCGCTTGATCGAAAACTTGGGGGCCGGGCTTTCACCAATCATCGTCGGGCTCGGTCCCGTCCTGGCGGCTGCGGCGGATGCCTTCGGGATCCTCATCGACGCCGTGTCACCTTTGCTGCCGATCGCCGGGGATCTGATTGCGTCACTGCTGCCCCCCCTGGTGCCGCTTCTGACTGCCGTCGGCGACGCCTTCGCCCAGGCCGGGCCTGTCGTTCAAATCCTCGGCAACGCCTTGCAGTCCGCCCTTCAGCCCGTCCTGGCGAAACTGCCTTCCCTGGTCGCGCCGTTGGCTGAGCACTTCTCGACAATGGCGTCGGAGGTCTTCCCGGTCCTCGCCGAGACCGCTATCGCCCTGGCCCCCTCCCTCCTCCAAATAGGGCAGGCGTTCGGGGATGTCCTGGTGGCGTCCGGTCCCCTCATCGCCGCCCTGTCCCAACTCACCGTGCAACTCCTGCCCGCGCTCCTGCCGCTGCTCACCCCGCTGATCAACACCGTCGTTGCCCTGGCGTCCGCACTCGCGGGCCAGCTTGCCTCCACCATGACCAACCTGGTAGTGCCCGCCCTCCAGCTCGTCACCAATCTCCTGCGCGGCGACTTCTCCGCAGCCTGGACTTCCCTGAAAACGCTGGTCGCCGGCGTCGCGGCACACTTCACTGGCACCCTGTCGAGGATCGCCGGCGTGGTCGGGTCCATCCTGCGCGGCATCGTCGACCGCTTCACGTGGCTGTACAACGTCCTCATCGGGAACAGCATCATCCCCGACCTGGTGCGCGGCATCGTGTCCTGGTTCGGCCGTCTGGCCAGCATGATCCTGGCCCCTCTGGAGCGTTTCCGGTCCTTCGTCGTCGCCAGGTTCACCGCAGTTGTGAACTGGGCTCGCGGGTTCCCCGGCCGCATGGTGTCCGCTCTGGCCGCGCTCGGTGGCCAACTCGCGTCGCTCGCCGGCAGCGCCCTGTCCCGTTTCCGTAACGCCGTCGTCTCGGGCGGCAACTCGGCAGTCTCGTGGATACGCGGCCTGCCCGGCCGTGCGCTGAGCGCGCTCGGCAACCTCAGCGGCTACTTGGTCAGCTCCGGACGTTCACTGATCAGTGGTTTCGTCCAGGGCATCCTGAGCAAGATCGGGGATGTGACGAGCGCGGTCGGCAGCGTCGTCAGCAAGGCCCGCGATCTTCTTCCCTTCAGCCCCGCGAAGGAAGGCCCCTTCTCGGGACGCGGATGGACGCTCTACTCCGGGCGTGCGATCAGTGAGTCCATCGCAGAAGGCTTGGTGCAGCGGGCGGCTTTGGTGCAGCGGGCTGCGGCTGCGGTGGCACAGTCGGCGCGGGATGCGGTCGCATTGCCGATGGCGGGCAGTTCGGCGTTGTCGGGGCGCTCGGCCGGGGCGTCTCTCGGCGTGAACACCGTGCGGACTGCGGCGGGCGGCGCGCCCACAACAGTGATCCTGAACGTGAACCTGACCAATGCCGGACTGATCGGTTCGCAGCGGGACCTGAAGAACTGGCTCGTCACCTCAATGGATGAACTGCGCCTGCAAGGACGCCTCCCATGACCTGGTCCCCGTGCGTCACCGGCACCGCCTACCAGATCGCCGTCGACTGGGCCGCCGACGATGACTTCATCGACCCCTTCGACGACATCACCGCAGACATCCTCGACCGCACCATCAGCATCGCCTACGGCCGCGACCAAAACCGGCAGCTGTCACCCGGCCGCGTCGGTAACGCCGCGTTCGCCCTGTGCAACGTGGATCGCCTGTACTCGCCCGAAAACCAGGACAGCAGCCTGTACGGCGACCTCGAACCCGGCCGGGAAACTCGCATCCAGGCCACCTACCAGGGCACCGTCTACCCGCTGTTCTACGGGCGCCTCAACGATTTCACCGTCCACCCCGACCGCTCCGACCGCTCCGTTGATTTCACCGCCCTCGACGGCCTGTCCACCCTCCAGGGCGTCAAAATTTCCACCGCCCTCTACCAGGCCTTGCGCACCGGGGAGATCGTCAACATCATCCTCGACCACGTCGGATGGCCTGCCGGGCGCCGTGACATCGACGCCGGCGCCACCTTCACCCACTACTGGTGGGAGGAAGGCACGACCGCCTTCGACGCCATCCAGAACGTGGTCGGCGCCGAGGGGCCGCCGTCGATCGCCTACATCGCATCTGACGGCACGTTCACTTTCCGCGACCGGCATCACCGGCTGCTGCGCCCCGCATCGGTGACGTCGCAGGCCACCTTCGCCCAGACACCCAGCGCAGCCCAGTGCTGCGACATCACCGGTTACGGCGACGCCGGATACGGCGACTGCGCTTACGGAGGAGGAGCCTGATGATTACGGTGCCCACGATTGGGCAATCCGGCTGGGGGCCCGTACTGAACACGGCCCTGACGGACCTGGACACTGCCGCTACGAGCGCGCGTGCCGGATCCAACCCAGCCGATCAGCTGTTTATCGCCTGGGGCTACGACTCCGAGCACGCCAGTTCCACCAACATCCTCACCTCCGGCACCGTGTACCTGCACAAGCTGTGGCTCCCCGCCGGGTCGACGGTGTCCAGCCTCGGCTGGACCATTACTACTGCCGGCGCCACCCTGACCGCCGGGCAGTCGCTGATGGGCCTCTACGACGCTGCCGGAACCCTGCTTGCGGTCACCGCCGACCAGTCGGGCAGCTGGACTTCCACCGGTTTCAAGAACCCCGCCGTCACTGCTCCACTCGGCATCACCACGTCCGCCTACTACTACGTTGCGATCCTCTCGGTCGGTACCACGCCACCCACCGGGGCGTCCTCCCCCGGGTTGCAGACCACTTACAACGCGGGCGTGACCGGGGCGGACCTGCGTCACGCGGTCGGGGCCACCGCGCAGACCACACTGCCCGCGTCGATCACCATGTCAGGCAACACGTCCACCAACGTGTCCACCTGGGCCGTAGCGGTGTAGGGGAGGCGCCTTGTGACGTTCGACTTCACCGCCCCGTTCGAGTACCAGCACGGCTGGCGCGACATCGTCAACGACGTCCTCCAGGACGTCGACCAGCGCGCACAGAACGCGGACCTGACGTCGGTGTGGAGCACGGAGTCACCGTTCTCGATCCTCACCGGGCAGACGGTGGAGATCAAGGCTGTCGCCTCTGACCCGTTCCTCAACGCGGTCGCTCCGACAGCGTCCGGCGACGACCCGGACATCGTGTACACCGGCACCGGAACCGTATCGACCACCCTCACCCGGGACTCGGGGCAGTCGACCATCATCCGCATCACCTCTGCGGGCGGACCCGCGACGGTGCTGTCGATGCGGCTGCGTGCCCGCGCGGTGCCGGTCGGACACACCATCCAGATCCGCGAGCAGGACCCCGGATCAATCACCGTCCACGGGCTGCGCACATATCCGCAGGACATTCCCCTCGCCACCGCCAACGATGTGGAGGCGGTCGCGGAGGTGATCGTCGCGCAGTACGCGACCCGCCGCCCGATCGTGTCGATGCGGATCGTGGCGCAAGATCCGGCGCACCTGGTGGAAATCTTCACCCGGACTCTGTCGGACCGAATCCACATCCGTAACACGGAACTCGGTATGGACGCGGACTTCTTCATCGAGCAGCTTGAGCACACCATCACCCGCATCGATCCGGACCGGCCGCCGATCCACGCCCTTGTCCTGGGCTGCGAGAAAGATCGTGACGCCCCGAACAAGAACCCCTTCACGTTCGACAAGACGGGCGCCGGATTCGACGACGGGTTTTTCGACCCGATCGCCGCAGACGACCCGGACACCGTATGGATCTGGGACACCCAGTCGGAGTTCGACACCCACGAGTTCGGAACCTGAGGAGGCGTGATGCAACTGTTGACGGCCACCGCGCGCGCGTATGTCTACAACGGCATGTGGGTGGCGGACTGCCCGCAGGACTGCGGCGGCGTGGAGCCCCTGTTCGAGGCGAAACGACGGGGCGGCCCGCGGGTGATCCGCTGCACGCTGTTCCACTGCTCGTACTGCAAGTTCGCGACGAGCCGCATCGACTGGCCGGACAGCGAGCAGGAGATCACGGCCGTCCTCGATTTGCGGCCGATCCCTCACAACCGGAACTGGTATCCGGCCGGTCATCCGACGGCGCTCCGGTTCGGAATCCCGCACGGCCAATCCGTGAGAGACCTACAGGACGAGAACGCCGAGCACGGCGTGCCCGCATCCCCGAGCGAGGTGGCCTGATGGCTTGGACAGCGCCAATGACGGCGGTCGCAAATACCGTATTCACGGCGGCACAGTTCAATACGCATGTTCGAGACAACCTGAACGAAACCGCTCCCGCGAAGGCCACCGCGGCGGGCAGGATCTTCGTCACCACCGGCGCCAACTCGATCGCAGAACGGCCGCTCGAAACCGCTGCGATCTCCACACCACAGACCACGACATCCGTCACCTACGCCGACCTAGGCACGATCGGCCCGTCGGTGACCATCACCACCGGGCCAGCCGCGATCGTGTGGGTCTCCTCGTTCCTACAGAACGACACGTCGGGTGCTTCGAGTCACGTCAGCTTCGCGGTCACGGGGGCGACGGCGATCGCCGCCTCCGATGTGGAAGCGATCCGCTTCAACGCGTCTACCGTGAGCGACTTCATGCGGGCCGGGATCACGTCGAAGGTGGTTCTGACCCCGGGTTCCAACACGTTCACGATGAAGTACCGGGTGTCTGGCGGTACGGGGACGTTCGCAAACCGGTCCATCACCGTCATGTCCCTGTGAGGAAGCATGTATCCCGCCAAGACGATCTACAACATCGAGTGCCCGACGATCCTCGGCCTGTACACCACGGACGAGGTCACCGCGTCGAAGCTGAACGTCAACGGCGGTGACCCCGACCTGTACGCCACCATGCTCCGCGTCGTTGTCCCCGTCGCGGCCGGCGACTTCATACGCGCCGAGGGCTGGGCGCGCGTCACCAACGACCTGGGCTACAACGTCGGTGTCGGCTGGCACCTGTGGATGTACGACGCCGACAACGGCCTCGGCGCGTCCGGGGTGTGGGCGCAGATCTCCCCGCTGTGTGGGGAGAACGTCACCCCGAACATGCACCACATGCCACTCGCGATCAAGGCCACCTACCAGGTTCCCGACGCGTGGCCCGAAGACCACCGCGCCGTCGTCGTGCTCCGTGCCAGCGCGCACTCCACCGCCTGGCAGCCCGGCCACCAGATCACCGTCGACAAGCCTTACGGCTACCTCGAAGCCGAACGCCTGAGGGAAGGAGTCTGACGCCATGGCCGCACCACTCTCCCCAGACAGACTGATCGCGATCCTCAAGGCCGAGGGCGTGAAGGTCTCCGAGTACTCGGGCTGGCGGACGCGCGAGCGTGACGACGAGACCGGCAAAACGTTCGGCCCCGTCCACATGATCCTCAACCACCACACCGCGGGCCGCGACGACCTGCACGTGGTGGCTCGCAACGGCTACAGCGGACTGCCCGCCCCCCTCGCGCACATCTGGCTCGGCCGAACCGGCGTGGCCTGGCTGTGCAGCGCTGGCCGCGCCAACCACGCCGGCCTCATGGCGCAGAATGCGTACAACGCGTTCCTCAACGAGGCGACCACGCACCCGGCCCCGGCCAAGTCGTCCGGCACGGTCGACGGCAACGACGTCGCCTACGGCATCGAGACGGAAAACCGCGGCGACGACAAGGACATCTACCCGCGCGTCCAGTACGACGCCTGGGTACGGATCAACGCCGCGTTCTGCCGCGAGTACGAGTGGACGGCCGAGTCGTGCGGCGCCCACAAGGAAACCTCGATCGAGGGCAAGCCGGACCCGCGCGGCCCGGTCGAGGGCTACGGCACCCGCAGCAAGTTCGACTTCACCCCGGGCCAGTTCCGCAAGGACGTGGCCGAGCGGCTGAAGCACGCCGCCTCGTGGTCGCCCGGCACCGCGCCGCCGGCGCCGAAGGCGCCGACCGTTGAGGAGCGGCTGGCCGCTCTGGAGAAGCGCGTCACCGCGCTGGAAAAGGGAGCCTGACCGTGAAGATCTCGAAGTACTGGAAGGCCGTCGTCGCCGCGCTCGCGGCCGGAGCCGGAGCCGTGACGACGGCAGCGCAGGACGGCCAGATCACCGGCGAGGAGTGGTGGACCGCAGCTGTCGCTGTCCTCGCCGCGCTCGGACTGACCTGGGCCGTACCGAACAAGCCGTCAACTGGAGAGGACAAGCAGGCATGAGCAGCCCCTTGGAAGGACGTATCCGCGCCCTGGCCCGCGAGGAAGCCACCGCGCTCCTCGGCGTCGGCCAGCCCAACGAGTCGGCGCACGGGACAGCCGAGTTGCAGCAGCAGATCACCGATCTGCACGAGCACCTCCATGTGGCCGCCACCAGCATCAGCAGACTGGAACAGCGCATCGACGCACTGGAGAAGGCGCCCGGGCAGACGGACCAGGAGGAACGCCCGACAGCACGGCGCACGCCACGCAAGACGGGCGGGATCACATCCACCCCGGAATGATCTTTGCGGGCGGGCTCGTACTGTCCCGCTCGTGAAGGTCCTCGTATACCCCAGCGACAACTACGGCTGCGGCTCATTCCGGATGCGGTGGCCTGGTGAGGCTTGCGCCGCGACCGGGCACGACGTCCACGTCGTGAGCCAGGACAAGCGGTCCGTGCGCCTGGTCATGGAGCGCGACACAGTCCGCGATGTCCTCGTCGACGGCGTGGACGTCGTGGTTCTCCAGCGGGTGACGCACGCCCACATGGCGCAGGCCGTCGGCGTGCTCCGCGCGAAGGGCGTCACGGTGGTGGTCGACGTAGACGACGACCTGTCCGCGATCCATCCCTCGAACCCGGCATGGGCGATGCACCATCCCGGCAATGAGGGCCGGCGGATGGTGGGCGGGAAGGTGAACCGGCATTCGTGGCGCAACCTCGCGGCGGCGTGCCGGGACGCGACGCTGGTGACAGTATCGACGCCGGCACTGCTGGACGTGTACGCCCGGCACGGGCGAGGGGTGGTGCTGCCGAACTATCTGCCGGATCACTACTACGGGCTGCCGCGTACGGATTCGGATGTGGTCGGCTGGCCTGGTTCATTCCACTCGCACCCGAACGATCCGGAGGCGGTGGGCGGTGCGGTTGCGCGTCTCGTCGACGAGGGCGCTCAGTTCGTGATGCGTGGGGATCCGTCGGGTGCGGGGAAGGCGTTCGGTCTGGCGGCGGATCCTGCGGGTGGTGGGGTGTCGATCGAGGAGTGGCCGCGGGCGGTTGCCGAGTTGGGGGTGGGGATCGCGCCGCTGGCGGACACGAAGTTCAATATGTCCAAGTCTTGGTTGAAGTGCGTCGAGATGTCAGCCTGTGGAGTGCCGTGGGTGGCGTCGCCGCGCGCCGAGTACAAGCGCATTCACGCGATGGGCGCTGGGCTTCTCGCTGACCGGCCGCGGACTTGGTACCGGGAGGTGAAGCGGCTGCGGGAATCGGCTGCCATGCGTCAGGAGCTGAGCGAGGCGGGGCGCGCGGTAGCCGAGCAGCTCCGGTTGTCTCAGCACGCGTGGAAGTGGATGGAGGCTTGGGAGAGGGCGTACGAGTTGCAGCAGGCTACTCCGCAGAGAGCGATAGCCCTTCCAGCGTAGGTGCAGGGATCGTCCCGTCGGGCACGTCGAGGGTGAGCGTGACGGCGGTTCCGTCGTCGGAGACCTCGACAGCAACCACGGTGGCCTCTGCGTCTTCCGATCCTTCGATCCGGAGCGGCACGACGCATCCCACTTGGCTGTCGAAGGCGTTGTGAGCAAACCGTTCCCCGGGTGCTGCGTGCTGTGAGGTGTTCAGGCGTGGCGTCATAGCCCGAGTATTGCCTACGCCGCGGTCACGGGTAGCGGTGTAGCGGCGATCGGTTCCTCGCGCACGTCACGGATCCACGAGATGCCGCAGGCCACACAGAGTTCGTGCGGGTCCTCGTACACCAGCGCGGTACCCAGGCACAGCGGGCACTTCGCGCGGGTGCGGACGCGCCGGAGCTGGTTGCGCTGGTAGGTGGTGGTGCCAGCCCAGTAGCCCTCCGTGCCGTGGAGCATCGCCCACGCCAGGCATTTGGTGCGGACATCGCAGGTGCGGCACCACTGCTGCGCCTGATTCACGCCGTGCTCGGTCTCTACGTCGGGGACGAAGTCGAAGCCAGCGGACACACAGGGTGCGCCCGCCTGCCATTCGGTGCCTTCGGCGCTGATGGCGGTGAGGATGCGCTTCTCGAAGTCCATGCCAACCACCCTTCAGGGGCACGGGGTGTCGTCGGCGACGGACCACACGATCGCCCCACGGTCGAGGCACTGCCGGATACGCCCAGCCCTCTTCAGCCGCTGCACGGACAGGGCGATGGTGGGCCGGTCAAGGCCGGTCGCTGTGGCGAGGGCGCTGCGGGATGCGACGCCTTCCGTGATGAGCCGGTAGATGGTTTCGTCGCGGGCGATGACGTCGGGGTTGCGGGGTCGTCCGGGGCGTCCTGTGCGGTGAGCGGTCTGCTGCATGCGCGGCTCGCATTCACTTGGCCGGGTTGCTGAATACCAGTATGCAGACGGGTGCAAGTCAGCCACTGATGGCCGGAATATGCCACACGGTTCGAATGCAACACTCCCGTTCGAACGGCCCGCACCCTTGGGGCCTTGCACGACGGAGAACCCCATGGACCTGATCATCTACCTCGGCGGAGGCTCAGCCGCACTCCTCGCCATCGGCGCACTCGCCCGCGGAATATGGCGCATCAACCGGCGCATCGTGACGATCGTGAACGCGGTGCAGGAGCTGTCACCGAACGGCGGCCGGTCCATCAAGGACACGGTGACACGCACGGAACGCAAGGTCGATGACACGGCGCAGGAACTGTCCCAGCTGAAGCAGCAGTTCGACGAACACCTATCGAGCGGCACCTGAGCAGCGCCTCGGCTTCGGCTGGGAGGGGGCCGCTTCGTCATGCTCCGGTCTGGTTGGCCTTCTCGTCGTCCGTCTTGGCGGGGGTGGCAGCGTACCGGTGGAGCGCGGTCACGACGACGTCCGTGATGGTCCTGCCCTCCGCTGCCGCCTTCGCCTTCACGGCGCTCCAGACACCGTCGGGTACGCGGACGTTGCGGATGGGCGTCTCGCCCGTTTTCGGCCTGGCCACTTGGCTACCCCCTTCTGTGTGTAGGTACAGAAACTAGCATCCATCTTGGAAGACGACTTGACAAGGGTCTCTCATGGGCGCATTCTGTAGGTACACAAACCGGCACCGAACAGGGAGATTCAGTGAGCGTGATGACCGAGAACAAGACCGAGACGTTCGAGGGCGTCGACCCCAGCAACGTGCGCGAGGGAGACCGCCTCCAGTTCATCACCCGGGACACCGGATTCAACGGACGCGGCCTCTACCCGCGCACCGGTACGGTCACCAAGGTCACCGAGAAGACGATCCATGTCACCTGCGACGCGCCTGAGCTCGCCAGGCCGGAGGTCGCAGTTCTGCGACGCCACATCCCCACCTGGGTCTCCCGCGCCGTCCGCCGGATCGTCACTGAGCAGCCCACCACCACCCGCACCGCCGCCGACTTCCCCAAGGGCACCCGCGTCACGTCAGCCGATGGCCAGACGGGGACCGTCAACGGATACGACATCGGCCGCGTCACCAACGCCGAGCACGTCAACTACGGCCGCGAGTACATTGGCGTGACGTGGGACCCGACCGAGTCGATCCCTTGGGGAGGGCGCAGCCGCCCCTTCACCGACGAGCTGACCACCGTGGCCGCCGCCGACGCCGACGAGGCGTCGTTCCAGCCGGGCGAGCGGGTCGTGCACGCGGACGGTCGTAGCTTCAAGTTCGTGAGCGTGAACCCGGAGGACTCCACCCGCATCCTCGTCGAGCGGCCCACTGACGGTCGTGTGGTGTCGTGGCGCCTGAGCGAGTGCCGGGCGGAGAGCGAGACCGAGACCGCCGCCGGGCACGGTGAGACCGACAAGCTCCACCGCGAGCTGTGCGGCGACCAGCCCCGCAAGACCCCGGATCTCCGGCAGCTGGCCAACCCGAAGAAGGCCGACCCCGAGACGATCGCCGAGATCCACGCCAGCCGCTGCCAGGACTGCAAGGGCGCCGGGTGCCCGCAGTGCGGCTACAAGGGAGTCCCGCGCACCGTCTGCTGACCCTGGTCACCAGCCCCCGCCCCGCCGTCGCGCGGGGCTTCGGCGCGTTCACGCCGCGTCGGCGACCGCCTGTTCAGCCCGCACGGCCGCCGCCCACTCCACCACCAACGCCGCGTACACCGCCCGCTCCCCGGCCGACAGCCTGCCGCCCGCCCGCAGCCACAGGGCACGAATCTCGGCATTCACACAGGCAGCAGACCGCACGGAACCACAAACGGGAATGGAGGGGGACATACACACATCCTACGGCGATCAAAGATCACCCAGATTCAGCCCACGCGCCTCATCAGCAGCACGCCTCGCCGCAGTCGCCCGCGTATACCGATCAATCATGTCCCGCCGCGACCACCCAGCCACCGCCATCAACCCCCCCTCCGACCCACCCCGCTGAAGCCACCTCCCAGCCGCCGTATGCCGCAAAACATGAGGATGAAAATCAGGAATGCCAGCCAACGAAGCACGCCGCACGAGACTGTCGTACAGGCCCGAATAGCCGATGGTCTTACCCCGGTCCCCGAGCCACAGATCCGAAGTGGAAGCCAGCCGGTGGGCCCGACGCAGACGCAGGTACCGGTCGACCGCCCGGCATGTCTGCGGGCCGACGGGTATGGTGCGTCCTTTGCCGCCCTTGCCGCGGCGCACGATCGCGGTGCCGGCGGACAGGTCGATGTCGCCTGCTTCCATGGCGACGACTTCGCCGATCCTCGCCCCCGTCTCCAGCATCAGGCGGATGATCGCCTCGTCGCGGCGTTCCCAGAAGTCCTTGCCGGCGCACGCCTTGATCAACGCGCGAAGCTGGTCGTCGGATAGTTCAGGGATAATTTTGCTATCAAGCTTGGGCGGTTTCAGGCCCACCAGGGAGTCACTGTCGAGCTCTCCCTCATCGGCCAGCCATGCGGAGAACCGGCGCAGGGACAGCTGCCGGGAGCGGGCTGTGGCAGCCTCTGCGCCCTCGTCGAGGAGGTCGGCGACGAAGGCGTTCACTACGGCTCGTGTGAGGTCAGGGCTGCGGTCGGTGCGCTCGCACCAGGCGATGAAGCGTTTGATGCCGTCGGTGTAGGTCTTCACGGTCTGTGGGCTTTTGCGTTCGGCGCGTAGGTGGAGGGTCCAGGAGGTGAGGAGACTGTGCATGTCGTCGGTGGTCATATGATCTCTTCCCCCCACGTCATTCTTCGCGCCTCAGCGAAGGCGCGTTCTTCCAGTTCAGCCTTGGTGTAGGGGTGCTGTTCGTCACCCGATAGGACGGCCTCGACAGAGCCGGGGCGCCAGTCCAGCGCCGTCTCCACACCCTCCAGGAATGCCTTGGCGTACCGGTCCCGAATGCCCCTCTCCAGCGCGCGCACGTCCTCGACATCGGCGCCGCACCGCTGCGCGATAACGCGCTGGCTGAGACGCTGCCTGGTGCGCTCCACCCGGAACCGCCGCCCGAGCCGCTGCCACGCGAGTTCGTCAGGCAGGAACCGCAGTCCCATCTCGTCTGCTTCAATGCGGCGCCAGTTGTGGGTCTCGTTGTACTTAGGCAGGAGCGCTCTGATCTGGCGTTCTTCAACCTTTTCGGCTATGAGGCGGCTTGGGTATCGCTCCCATGTCACCTTGGCTGCTTCCTTGATCCACGCGGATCCGCCGCGTCGGTGGCCCTGAATGCGTTGTGCCAGGTCATCGGTGACGCCTATGTAGAGCAGGTCCCCGGAGGCGTCGTAGCCGTAGTAGACGAATGAGGCATTGTGGGCGCGCAGGAGGAATTCTCCGGTGGCCTGCGGCGCTGGTGACTGGCGCATGTCGAGAACCCTAGCGAAATGATCTTGGAAATGCTATCTCCACTGGGAGCGCCATGCTTCGGACAGCAAAGCGCCCCCGACCATGTTTGTAAAGGTCAGGGGCACTTTCCGTGCTGCCGATCAGTCGAGGTAGTCGCGCACTACACCTCTCCCAACGCCATGCTTAACCTCGGAAGATGAGGTCACACGCTACCGCCATGCTTTGCAATACCCTCGACTGAACTCATCTGTAGATCATCCGCCGTACACACCTCCAGCACGTCCGGGCAGCCATCGGCCACCAGCCCGATCACCCGGACCGCATCTGCCTCGCTGATCTGCGCCGGGTCGTACGACGCATACAGGCCGCAGTTGCCGGGGTGAAGCGCGACAGCTGTGCCGGGCGTATGTTCGCGCGCCTCAAGGCTGAGTGTCAGCGCGCCCATTTGTCCCCCTTGTCTCGTGTGTGCTGGCCGCACAACGTTCGAAAGGACCGCACGCACGTCCATCGTCGAGCCAGAAACTGTACGCCGCACCGTCCACCACAGAACCCGCGATGCATAAATGCATGCCCTTTCAACACGTATCGGCTGTACGTAAACAAACGGTCAGCGCAAGTCGCCATCCCCCTCATCCCGCGCGCGCTCGGCCTGCCGCTGCACCGCATCCTCGTCCGGAGCACTGGTCCCGGGCGCCGTGAGCGCGATCCCTTCGCCGGTCTGGGTGACGACCAGGCCGAGGAACTGGTAAGCCGCCGCCGCCTGCACCGGGGCGACGGGGAGGCGTAGGCCGGCGGCGATGGCCCGGATGAGGGGCGGGTCGATGTGTACGTTCTTGCCGTTGGCGATCTTCCACAGGACTCCTCTGCTGGGCCGGTATCCGGTGCGTTCGTCGATGGCCTGCTCTTCGAACTTGGCGTAGGTGAGTGGTCTGCCTGTGCCGACACGTTCGGCGACGAGTTCGGTGAGGGTCTGCATGGTGGTGTCCTCGCTTGCGGGGGCTGGCGGTTGGTGGGTGTGGGGGGCGAACCTCCGCCCGAGTCAGCGTCATTGTCCACGTTCAAGAACACTCACGCGCCCCCGGCCTCGGATGTTCAAGCAGAACGCTACGGAAAACGGGGACAGGATCGGGTGATTCCCGCACAGCACTGGACAGCACAGCAACGCCATGCTTAGCTTGTCCATGTTCACGAACGTGGACGCCACGGGAGGAACTGGTGCCCGACACCGAACCCATCTACCGCCTCACAAACGCCCCACTCCTGAAACGGCTCATGCGAGGCCCGACCGAAAACGGCCGCCGCCACACAGCGCGCAGCCTCGCCGACGCAACCGGCATCAGCAAAAGCAAAATCTGGCACATGATCCACGGGCGACAGCCCAAGCTCCCCCGGAGCAAAATGCACGCCGTCCTCAACGAAGTCGACGCCGAACAGGGCTGGCTTTTCACGCCCATCACATACACGTTCAAGAACGCGAACACGGAGGAAGAGAGATGAACGCCGAAGAACGCCGACTCCGCGCCCAGCTCGGCGCAGAGATGAGCTGGGCGAAAACCCCCGACCGCACCGCCCGTACCGCACCCGGCAGCCGCGCCGCCGAAGCCCGCTTCGAGAAGCAGGCCCGCGAGATGCACCCGGACGCCGGCGACGAGTTCATTGCGAAGGTCGCCGAAAACCTGCGGCGGGCGCACTTCAGGCGCATGGGGCTGGAGTCGGCGCGTAGGCGCCGGGAGCGCACGTCGGCCGCCTGACCAAAAGAAGCGGGGCCGCCCCGGACACGACCCGGATGCGACCCCAGACCCACTGAAGCACGAAGCAAGGAGTGGACCTCATGAACAAGCCTACCGACCTACCCGGCACCAGCGTCCTCGTGATGACGCTGCCGAAGGCCCCCCTGCCGGATGCGGAGAAGGCTCGCGCGCTGGCTCAGAACCGGAACGCGTTCACGGTGGACTGCCTGATCGACGGCAGCAACCTGCCGGCGCCGGTGCGGATTCCGCGGGCGGAGTCGGTGCACGTGATGTGCGCGGACGTCGACGACCTCGGTGAG